TCGTGCCAGAAGATTTCACGTTGGTAGCTGATCTGAAAATCAGTCTGCCATTCGGCATGACACCGGAAGAAACTGCTCTCGTTGCGCCGATCATTGAGAGAGCTTGGAACGATATGTATTTTGGCATACTCAGGACTTGCACTGAGCAAAGGGCGGGCAAGTGATGCCGATAGTAGAGCGATCACAATCGCTGACAGTCAAGATGATCCAGACCAAGATTAAAGAAGCTGGCGAGAAAGTAGCTGAACAGAGACGGGCAGCGTATCGAGTGCAAGAAGCGAAGGCGAGCGATCTGCCACCACTTCCAAAAGACAGCGAGCGACTTTTCAACAGTCTCAGAACTCCTAGGTGATCTGATGCAATGCCCTGACTGCGGTAGCGGCGATCTGATATGTGTCGATGATTACTATGACTGCCTCGAATGCGGGGCAATCTGCATATCACCACGAGACGTGATCTATGAAAACGGTGACTCAGTTTGTGAATGAACTCAACAGCATCGGTGCCTACATCGGCATCGGTGCTTCACGAGTGTTCCCAGACTGGCTGCAAATGATCTTTTGCGCTCTTCAGATGCAACGTGATGAAGAGACGTACCTCAAAACAATCGAGCGATGGAAGGCTAAGCCTGAATCACTGAAGCGCCTTGCGATACTCTTTGCTGAACTCACGACAGCAATGGAGCAACAGGGCGACATGCTCGGCAACATCTACATGGAAGCTGTGAGCTTCGGACAGCATGGGCAATTCTTCACGCCCCAAGAAGTCTGTGACATGATGGCACGAATGACGATTGGCGACACAGCCGAAGATGGCAAGAGCGTACACGATCCAGCTTGCGGGTCAGGTCGAATGCTGCTGGCTTCAGCGAAGCTGTGTCGATCAATGGTATTCGTCGGGCAAGACGTGGATGAAGCCTGTTGCCAGATGACAGCGATCAACATGGCTCTGAACAGTCTGCGGGGCTGGGTAGTGCATGGGAACTCACTCACCCTTGAAATCAGAAACGTGTGGCAAGTGATATGGCCCGGCATCATTGTCAGATCGAGCTATCAAGCATACCAGCGCCGGTTCTGCTATGCAGTCGAGACGGTAAGCGAAGTAGAGCTACCAGCACAGAGAACGATTCAGCCAACCCTTTTCGGAGATATTTGAATGGTAAACTTCACCAGCATGGACGATCACAAAAACCCTGATGGTACGCTGAACTGGAACAGCTATCGACAAGCGAAAGTCGCCAACGGCGAAGACTGCATGAAATGCGGGAAGTTCATCATGTTCGCCAAGGGGCATCCCGAAGAGTGCTACAACTGCAAAGCGATGAAGATAGAGAAAACAAAAGAAGTGAGCCACGAGGATCAATTGCGTTGTCCCAAGTGTGGACATATATATAAACTTCCTGATGAGTGGTATCTTGATTGCAAGTCAGGTGCTGAAGAGATGCGTACCTGCTGCCCTGAGTGTGACCATGATTTTGAAGTGATCGTCGCCACGACATACACCTTTACTAGCCCGGCGATGCTGACTGAAGAAAGCGAAGGGACGAACGATGATTGATCCAGCGAAAGTGGTCATACCCGAACGCCTCAAAGACTTCCCACTCTACAAGGGCCGCTACCTCGTGCATTACACGGTGTACGTCGACCCCGATGGCAAGCCAGATTTCAGAGTAGTCGATGAAGCCAACCGAATGAACGCCCTTACTTACGATCTGTGCCATTTATGCGGTCAGACGCTGGATCGGCCAGTGGTATTCATCGGCGGGCCTCTCTGTGCTGAGAATCTCGTTTTCATGGATGGGCCAATGCACGAGGAATGCGCTCTCTATTCAGTCAAAGTCTGTCCGTATCTTGCCAACCCCCATCACGGCGATGAAGCGAAGCAACTGGCTCGTGGCGAAGCCACGGTCAATAAGCATGCAGACACCGAAGGCGTAAAGATCAAAACCAATGAAGACATGCAAGCGGGACGCCCGGCGAGAATGGCACTGATCTATGCAGAGAGATACTTTTGCGGTCGAACGCCGAGTGGTACTATCGTGGTGATCGCTCGTGACGTGATCAAGACAGATTTCACCACCATACCACAGGCGAAGCCATGATCGAACCACTGAAGCTGAGCGAAGAACAGCAACGTCAACTTGACGAACTCACCGAACTGCAAAGCTATCTCAAGGCTGAACAGGTTAAACTCTTCAGCACATTCCTCCTCCCTGCCCACTTACTCGAATCAGGAGTCCCTACTTATGCTCATGCGAATGCTCAGCAACTTGCTTTTGAAGCTCGGCTTGGTCTATGAGGACCGTGGCTTCTGGGAGCTTCACCCAGAGAGCAATTTCTTCTCTGACAAGCTAGCGCCCCATCAGCGAATGATCGAAGTCAGATGGAGCATTCCGAGAGCAGCCGGACACTACTTCGTTCACTCGACTTTCAGGCAGACAGCACAGCAGATCGAAAGAGCTAATACAGTATGCGATGGCCTTAACCGACACGCCTTGCTGCCAATCTTACCAGATCGTCACAGAGACACGATCAGGTATCCACCCGCATCATACGGGCGAAAGTGGTTTTGGCAGTCTAAAACGAGACGCCAGGAGTTCCTATTGCTTTCCCCACCCACTCAGTACAACTGTCGTTGCAGACTCGAACCCATCGCATTTGATTTAGGCGATCAATCTCATTCAATTGATTGCATTAAATATGCCACTGAAAGCATAACTAAATTGAGCGATCAAAATAAACGACATGACAAGCGCTAGCAAAGACAGTACCACCTAAGCTAAGTATATACCTAATACCAGCTTAGAACTTTATACCATAGCTGATTATGGTGAAACATGAAAACTTGAACAGTACGCTTAACAGAGAGACTTGACATGGCTATTGAATTGAACGCTCAGAATGAAAACTCATTTGAGAAGATGGCTTCTCTATTGTTGGAAGGCGATTGCGTAATTGCAATCGATCTTGCGACTGGCGAAGATGTTGTCTTGGTCGATGCTGGTTTTGATTGGTGGCAACATTCTATTCCAGTTCATTGGTGGGATGGTGGCATCAAAATCAAATCTGAAAAGAACGTATGGGGGTCGGACTGGAATGGCCCGGCCTACTTCGCTCAACCGCAACCCTCGCCGTGTCAGCACTGCGGAGAGCTTGGCTGTGTCCGTGTCTGCAAGAAAACGGTGCAACGTGGCTCTGATCATGTCGAGTGCTGAGAGATGAAATCGAAGTCAACAGCCCTGGCGATCATTGCTGACAGCCCCGGTACCACCAGGGGCGAGTTCGTTGAGCTAGAAGTAGGAAAAGAGTGGATCAAGATTCGAGCGCCTTGGCGAGCGTACACCGTCAAGGTGATCAAGTGGGAAGATGTTCGATCTGACACACAGCGAATGGTCGAAGAGTACACTTGGAATTACTTCAGGTACACGCAAAAGAAGGCGACTGGATTTCCCAACGTCAAGAGACCTTACCGAAAGGATTGATAATGCGCGCCGTTGCTTGCGATCAGTGTCCATGGCGAAAAGTCAATCAGTCAAAGCGGCACAAGTTCGGTTTCTTCACGCAAGCAAACCTGAAGAGATTATGGAACGGTCTACGAAAAGGCAATCCGATGAGTTGTCACAAGACTGATACTGGTCATCCTGATCACGTTGCTTGTGGTGCTAAGGGCGACAAGCCCAAAGAGTGTGCCGGGTCGATCATCGTCATAAGGCAAGAGCTTCAGATGATCGCCAACTGGAATGACAACACTGTGACAGATGATGGCATCATTGAGTACAAGAAGCGTTTCAAACAATCGAGGATAACAGTTGTCGGCTTCATGTATTGGGTTTTCGAGAGAATACAGATGGCGGGAGTTCCGATCATTGGCGGTAAGAAGCTGCCAGAAGTTGACCACAGTGATGAGGCGATAGGATTGCCAGAGTCATTGAAAGCAAAAGAGGAATAACATGTCAAAGTTTCCGAAGATCACGCTTCAAGACGAACTGCTGGCGGTGACGAAAATGAATAAGCGTACACTGCAACGCAAGATCAAACAGGCGTTCCAAAAACTGATCGATGGCCCTGCTCTGACTTCAGAGAACAGCCGCCTTGCTTCTGAACTCGATCAAGCTCTGTCAGCGGTCAAGTTGCGTGACATTGAAGTGAAGCGGCTTGATGAAATCATCAAGCAGCACGAGGAATGCAGAACGAATAGAGAGAGGGCATTCTCAGTAATTCAGGCGGGGTCTGCTCAGGCAGTTACCAACATGCTCGACATATCAAACGAAGCTGAGCGAAACGGTCAGAGAGTTTACGCTCTTGCGCTCAGACATGCAGTACATTTACTTGAGCATCAGAAAAAATCTAGCAATTGACTTGCACAAAAGATAAAGCATATATATACTACACATTGAATGATTAACCCATAAGGAACATGCCATGATCACCTTTATCACTTTCGCCATGTGCGGCTCACTTGTTTGCTTTATGATTTCAAGCGATAAGCCAATCCCACGCTAGGAAAATCAACGAACTGCCAGCATAGGAACAGGTCTATGACGAGGAAACTGCCAGATCGATTCAAAGACACTCAGAAGGCCGAAGGCGTCTCAGAGTTCAAGCCCGTTCGATCTGAGGGCTATAAGTCTCGTCACACTCGCCGACTGATCAATGCCAATAGGCAGCACGATCAACTGAAGGAGTGGTGCGATGTAATGGGCGTGGCATTCAGAACAGCAAACAATGAACTACATTGGATGCTCAGGTATGAAGGCCATGGCGCTGAGTGGTGGCCTTCTACCGCCAAGCTGGTAATCGATAAACAGTTCAAGCAAGGCATCCACGCTCACACAGTTCATCAAGTCATGGACACGCTGGCTAAGAGATGGGGCATGCTTCAGGAGTCACGGAAGTCATGAACGATCAAGAGATGACAAACGTGTATAAGCTCGAATGCTATTACATCGATCACGATGGCATTGGTCTTGATGCTGTCATTCAGTTACTAGAGAACACGCATTACGCGAATCATTCACCATCACCAGATGTAATCAGCGGTGAGACAAGACAAGTCGATTGGGTGGATGATAACCCGCTGAACTATGAACAAACTAAAGCTGAAGCATTTAGAAAACTATTTTCAGATGCTATTACTGATCATCTGCTGAAGCATGTCATTGATGAACTTGGACCATTTGCTGGTAAAACGAAAACCAATAGCCTGGGAGAAATAGTCTCGGTGCTGAAAGCGAAACTACTTTCTGCTGAGCAACCTAAATGAATACCATCTTCCGCATAGCTCTTGTCGCCTTATTCGTTGCAGTCTGCGTGGCATCGTGGGATCGATACCAAGACGACGGATCAGCCATCAAGGCATTCGTGTGTGGCAAACACGATGAGTCTACCTTGCGAGTCACCGGCGATCAATTAACGTATGACGAGTTGGCTGCTGACTGTCCGAAACTCTACTACCTTGATGTTGAAATAAGTGGCGAGTTCAGAACCATCACAGTCGATCAGGCGACATACGAACTGGCGACGATTGGCGATGAAATCAAACTTGGGAGCAATCAATGACACCTAAAGTATCGTTCGTGAGATTCATGATCGGCTTAACTGAAACGCTTTGCGCTATGTCGCTGATGGCTTACGGTGTCATCGGTACGCTCGATCAATTTCTGGGAAATGGCAGAGAGCATCTCATGCTGTGTCTCGTGAGCTTCTGGCTGTCTGTGTTGATGTTCAGATCAATCAAGGAGTCGAAATAATGTCACTATCCGACAGGGCTAGAGAGCTTGAAAACTCTTATTATTGTCTGCTCAGGCTTGCTGGCGAGATACTGGCGACAGTCGAGGTAAATCACCTGAGAGAGATTCTGGTAGTCATGAAGGACGGCGAAAGAAATCATGATGGTGATGCTGACTTCAAAGGTATGATCGAGCGATGGAAAGAAGAGCTAAAGCGGCATGACTTTACTCCTGCTGTCGAAGTGCGGTCAAGTAAGCAGGGAATATATATAGCTACATTTGAGTGATCGTCGGATAACCGCAGTTATGTTTCGTTCAAATGGAGAAGATGCGATGGCTAAGAAAAGGAAGTTGACTCTAGGGCGACTCATCAAAGAGCTTACTGCCTTGAAGTCGAAAGGCTTGAGCGATTCGATTCAGGTGTGTGTTGATAAGACCACGTTGTTCGATGGCAATGGCACATTCAATGCATGCAATCTTAATGATGTTGAGCATACCTATGTCAACATTGTTGATGGCGACGGATTCACGATAGAGAACAAAAACGGTTCAGAGCGAATACGAAGCACGATTCTACTCAAAGGCTTGTATTCTGAGTAACCGACCGGAGGTCAGGACGATGAAGAGTAAAATTGAACCACTGAAAAAGAGAACCATGAACCTTGACCAACTGCAACGCAAGACGATCAAGGTTATCAGACTCATGCAAAAGCAGTTGAAGAGAAAGCACTATCATGGCGGCATGACCGATGAAGAGTTTTCCGATGAAGTCCTGAATGCATTTGCCAATGACATACTCATCGACAGAGTGATGCTTGGCTATGACAACAAGTAACCGCCCCGGAGACGAGTCATGCATACTCGGCAGATTCAATTGCATGGTGGCCCTTACGATGGCCGGGTGCATGAGCAACAAGGATGGCTGAGACCGTCAAAGATTGCTCTGCCCGATCCTGATGGAATCCATATTCACTGGTACGATCTGACAATGGATGGTGATGCGGTATTCGACAAAACAGAGAAACGCCCCGGAGACGAGTCATGAAGCGACGGAATGATCCAATGCTTGATCGAGCTTGCCATGATCTTCGTAAGGTCATTAGGGAGAAGGGACTTGGCAAATGGGATTTCACAGTGTCAGCAGACAAGGGGAAGTTGCATGTATCTGTGAACTCAGACGAGATGATCGACAAGGTGCCTTTTCGCTTCAACGGCTACAAGGTCGTAGCTACCGCAATCCTCATCGGCCATGCCAAGGGTAGGCTGAAGCACGTTGTCAGGTAACGCACGCAAAATAGTGTAGAAACATAAGAAAACTTACCGGACGAAGGATGCGAGACAAAGACGAATACAGCAGGATCGACCGCAGGGAGACCGCTGAAAGATGCCGGAGGAAATACTACCACGCAGACAGGTACAGGCTGCGCCGAACCAAACACAAACACAAAAACAGACGGAGATAAACTATGTGCAGATTGTGCGAAAGATACGTTGCTAAATGCCCGTGGTGTTGGGCAGCGTTCATGGTGTGGATGAGAACAAAAGGCAAGAAAGCCTAAAACTCTAACCGGAGCGAACGAATGTGCCTTCGCATGGTTTCACAAGTGGCCGCTGGCCAAGTAACTTACCCATTTTGGAGAATGAACGATGGCTATGTCAGCGAAAGCGAAAAAGGTGTACGAGGAAGTCCGTAGGCACGTCATGGATGCCGTGGTGCCTCTCAGCGATGCCGACTACTTGGAAGTGCTTGAAAACCTCTCATGCGATGTTGACTCTGCTGTAGAGGCAAAGCGTGAAGAGATGGGTGACGACGACTAACCGCCCCGGAGACGAGTCATGAGTGACAGAAAAATTGTAGATGCTCTCACGACCATCACCAGTAATCAAGAGGCGCGCAGGAAATCAACCATAGATCGCCACGAGAAACAATGCAAGCAACGGGAAGCTATCGCATTCTTGTGGGGCGTGATCGGCGGATTGCTGCTAGGCATGGCTGTTGCTTTGATGGCGTGGATGTACAGCGACTCTCACCGGTAATGAAACATAAGGTTTTTTATCAGACGGAGAGCAGTGATGTTGAAAAGAGAGTCACCTGTGATCGGGATAGTTCTTCAGGAAATACTTGACGGGTGCAACGACTGCGGGAGCAAGATGAGTCCTGGGGCTGGATGCAATGCTCACGCCAGCCTAATCGACCACATCATTGTTGCCCCGAATAAATGGATCGACGAGAAGACAGGAAAGTTAAAAGGAACGGTCGAAGACATGACGAAGCTGGCGAACGAAACAGAACTTTAACCGGAGCGAACATGAAAGAACCTTGGATTCAAACGTACACAGGCAAGCAATTCAGCTATCTTGAGGCTTCTGCCGATCAGATCAGCATTGAAGACATTGCCAGATCATTGTCACACCTGTGTAGGTTTACTGGCCATTGCAAAACCTTCTATTCAGTTGCACAGCATTCTGTTCTTGTGAGCCAAAAGACACACAACCCATTCTTTGGATTGATGCACGATGCCGACGAAGCCTACACCGGGGATATGAATAGGCCGTTGAAGCATTTTCTTGGGGCTGGATCGTTCTTCGAGAGGGCAGCCAATACAGCTTGGTATGCGATTCGAGACAAGTTCCCATTGCTGAAAGAAGTGACGCCAGATGAAGAGGCTGATTGCAAGAAAGTAGACTTGAGGATGCTTGTCACAGAATCCTATGAGTTGCTCCTAAACGGCCCGCACCCTGACTGGCAGATCAACAAGTTCACTCATCCACGGTACGACGGCGAGATAACACCGTGGCTGCCTGACTATGCAATGCGCAGGTTCCTTGATCGGTTCAATGAACTGAATGCAACATAATCCTAATTATCAGACGATGCTCAAACCAAGACCTACAACCCTGAAAGAAGCCAATGCCTTTGTGGGCGAAGAACACAGGCATCACCCGCCTGTTGCCGGTCACAGATGGAGCATGGGCTGCAAGGCAGAAAGCAAACTGGTAGGCGTTGTCATTGTTGGACGGGCAGTTGCAAGACAGACTGACCAGTATGAGGTGGCAGAGGTTACTAGACTGGCGACTAACGGACACCGCAACGCCTGTTCGTTCCTCTACGCCAGAGCGACACACATTGCCCGGCTAATGGGCTTTAGAAGCATTCAGACTTTCACACTAGCCAGCGAATCAGGATCGAGCATCAAAGCCCTAAAGGAACTTGGGTGGAAATGTCTTGGGCCAACGAAAGATGGCGGGTGGAAGACTAGAAGCGGAAGGCGCGACCAGCTTGAAGAAAAAACGATCAAGTGGGAATGCCTTCTCAATGATACATAAGCAAACTTATAGGACGTAACACATGAGCAAGGGGTACTTTGTGGCGCTCGAAAGCGAATCGAAACACCTGGAAAACAGAAACGCTGAACAGATCGCCAAAGAAAAAACAAAACTGATTGCACTGGCTGACAAGCTCATCCACATGAGCAACGGATTGTCATCTGAGCAGCGGGAAGACGTGATAGCAATCGCTGTCGAGTTCTATCCGCTTGCTCAGTACGTCATAGAGTCTTTGAAGGAACAACCCCGGCCAGTGGCATCGTGTTGATGCAACTGACAAGACTGCTATGCTTTTCTGTGAAGCAAAACGGGATGCCAGTTACGGAAACACTGGCCTGGGTTACTTTTGAAAGGGTATCGACATGGCACGGGTTCGCTTAATCGTTCTGGTCAGCTTCATTCGACTGATTTCAATCATGCTCTCCGCTTCGTTTATCACTGGCGCTGGCATGCTGTTCTGGTGGCATCCTATCGCTGCTGTCTATGTGGGGTCGTGGCTAATCGGATTTATCGCCCTTGGTGTGATTGCCATCGCTGTTGACAACGAAGCCAAGCAGCAAAAGAAATAGCTCTTGCAAGTTGATCGATTGAAGCATATATCTATTGTCATCATCAAGGAATGATTCGATGAAGAAAAAGCCAAGCGTGATCAAGCCGCCGACGTGGTGCAGCCACCCAACTGACCAGATTCTTGATGAAGACAAGAAGGATCGGGTAATGCGATGCGTTTATTGTGGCGATCCAATTATTTCATTCGATCAGTTTGATAAATGGAAAGGATTATTGCCCGGCTTATTTGTCAGTCGTTTTATGTATAGCTTCCACACCGCCATTGCTCGAATTGAGTTCTGATCATGACTGAAGAAACAATGGTAGCACGTCTCAGAGCGTTCGCAGATCGTCAAGGCATCAAGCTAAAAAGCTGGCATGGTGTCTATAAAGACAAAGCAGACAAGATCACGAGAATTGAAATAGCTCTTGCTTCTAATCTTGGCGATGCTGCTGCTCAGGCTATCGAATGGCAGACGATCAGACCGCACAGAGTAAGATTGCTCTCCTGGGTAAAAGGCCGAACTACCGAAGTCGGTGGCGTTTCTCTATGTGAGACATTCGGACACAAGGAACGATCAGATGAAGAATAACATCCCCAAGAAGATCGTGGCGGCGATCATCAATGAATTGACCGACCGAGTTGGACTCAGGCAGGCGATTGAAGACATTGACCGAGACACCTACGAAGAGCTTCAAGAAGAACTTGAGCGAATCGTTGACACAATTCTAACCAAAGCACAAAGGAACAAAAAACATGGGCGCAGCAACTAAGATCGAGTGGACAGATATAGATGCCACCAACTGACAATAAGAAACTTGCTCGATACAAGGTCAACTTGGAAGTCATGACGGGAAGAATGACTAATCCAAATGATCTGAACTGTGTCGATTGTGGTCACAAGGGAAATGATCGAAGACATGAATATGATCATCACCTTGGCTATGATGTATCTCATCACTTAGACGTTGAGGCAGTATGCACAATTTGTCATCACAAGAGAGATTGCCCAAAGGCGAATCAGACTCATTGCATTCATGGACACCTATTCGATTCAGCCAACACGATCATCAAAAGTAACGGCATGAGACAGTGCCGTGAATGTCGAAAAGCATTTGACAAGAAACGTGGAAGAGATGCTGCCTTCTGGCGAGCATACAGAGCTAAAAGGAGAAGCCGTTATGGGCCGTGAAACAGGAATTGAATGGTGCAACCATACCTTTAATTGTTGGATTGGTTGCGAGAAAGTCAGCCCAGCATGTACCAACTGCTATGCCGAGAACTCGACACCGGTTCGGGTGGCAGCCACCAAGTTCAGTCTGAAGCTCTGGGGCGCTGAGTCAACTGGCGCTGTCAGACGGGTGGCATCTGAAGCGATGTGGAAAGAGCCAGTGAAATGGAACAAAGAAGCACAGAAGCTCGGAGTCAGGCGTAAAGTGTTCTGTGCTTCGCTGGCAGACGTGTTTGAAGACTACAATGGTCCGATAACAACGCATGAAGGAGTTCAGTTGTTCAAATTGGCCGATGGATCGATTGGGCCTCTTCCCGATGACGTAACGGTCTACAGTGACACGATCAAGCCGTTGACACTGACTGACATCAGACAACGCCTTTTTTCTCTAATCGATTCAACCCCTCACCTTGACTGGCTCTTGCTTACGAAGCGCCCAGAGAACGTACAGAAGCTCTGGCCGTTTGGTTGGTACTCTGATGAGTTCAGTTGGTCGAACGTCTGGATGGGAATCACTGTCGAGAATCAAAAGTATCTGGACGAACGCTTGCCCCATTTGCTCAGCATTCCTGCTGTCGTGAGATGGCTCAGTATCGAGCCAATGCTTGGGCCGATGCGATTGCCTTTCGGCAAGGTCTGGTGTCGTGCATGCAATCGCTATGAAGAGAAGTTGTGTATGGATCATGGTTCGCCTTGCTTCATTGGTCAGGCTTCAGCTACTGACCTGATTGATTGGGCCATTGTCGGCGGTGAAAGCGGTGATCATCGTAGGTCAATGAACCTCGACGATGCGCGCAGTCTTAGAGAACAATGCAAAGCAGCAGGCATTGCTTACTTTTTCAAACAAGTTGATAAGGTGATTGCTGTCCCGTCTGATCTTGAAATCAGGCAGTTTCCAAAAAGTGTTTACGTCGATTCCTTGGTGCATTGAGACGTGTGACCTTCTCCCAAAGTGCATGACGTTTTTTCGACAAAGCCGCTGGCACACGGTATGGCGGCTTCTGAGTTTTTTTTATTTTAATCCAGTCACTACGAATCATTCTAATCAGCTTCAGCGCCATGACCGCTTGCTTTCCCTTGTATCTAAGATACGGCATTATAGCCACTAATGCCTTTTCGGCATTCTTCCCATCAGCGTACCACGTCTCTGTTTTCTTGTGGTTCTTATTCTTCGGAGTGTAACTATATATACTCCCGCCAAAATGCTTTTTCAGAAGATCATGAACTTTCCTGCCAGACGTTCCAATGAACCCCATTTTGGCGATGTAATAGATCGGATGGCTACCGTACCGTTTGCCGACAGTCCTCTTGAGTCTGCCAATTGTGATGAATCCATCGGCGTCGATTGCGCCAGCAAAATAAGCATAGACAAGTTTGTTGTTCATCGATACAGTCTATTAGTGGGGTGAGTAGAAACAAGGAGCAGTCTCGTGTCTTCGATTATTCTGCGGGAAGTGCCTAAAGCCATTGCTGTTGATGAAACGAAAAGCAGGGCGACATTTTCACCGTGTCGCCTTTATCGTTATGAACTCTTCAGGCAGTGGGGCGGTAACTCACTGAACGCTGTCATGTTTATCGGATTAAACCCATCGACTGCTGATGAAGTCAACAACGATCCAACTGTCAGGCGTTGCATGCGGTTCGCCTACGCTTGGGGCTTCGATGCAATGTACATGATGAACGCCTACGCATTCAGAAGCACTGATCCAAAAGGTCTGAATCGTGCTGATGATCCAGTTGGGCCACGCAATGACCGATGGCTGACTGATGCTCAGAGCTATTGCCATCTGGCGGTAGCATGTTGGGGCAATCATATCTGCGCTGATCGACATAAGCGGGTCATGCAGTTGTTCAGCTACTACACGCTTCAATGCCTGGGCGTCAATGCGAACGGAACGCCAAAGCATCCACTCTACATCGCTCACAAAACACCACTCATCGATTTCAAGGGATGATCATGAAACCTGTTGCAACTGACACTCAGAAGCCAAAGATACCAGCGCCCCAGAGAGAGAAGATCAAGCCTAAACAGCCCTGGCAACATCGAGAGCAGTTGCTCGACTCTCTGCTGGTGTTCATGGCCGAATTGAAACCATTCTGGGATGTATGCTTTCAGATGGGCGTTGGCGGCATCATAGTCAGGGTTAGAAAGGTCGATACTGTCAACTCAGCAGTAAAGGTCAATGATCGATCTTGCATCATCCAGAAGCACGAGCTAGAGACACTGAGCAAGCTCTCGCCAGATGCCTATCGTGAGTTTGAAATAAAGCTCATTCAAAACCTCAGAACGCTTGTCAGAGAGATTGAACTACAATAGATATATACTTGCTGTCGTGGTCGTTCGGGTATGAGTGTGGTTACCCATCCGATGATCACGACAGCAATTGGAGAAAATATGAGCAAGTATAATCGTCTGATCGGCACCGCAAAGAACACAACCGGCCACAAGGTTTCTGTTGACGTGTATGACGTGCTGGTGGCGTTCGCTGTTACTTGCCCTGCTCGACAGCATGCGATCAAAAAGCTACTCTGCGCTGGCATGCGTGGAGGCAAGTCAGAACTACAAGACCTTCAGGAAGCTGGGCAATCGGTAGCACGAGCTATCGAACTGGTTGAGTCTTATTCAACGTGCAAACGAGACGAATTAAGTTCGCCTATCAGTATGTCAGAGAATCGAGAGAACCCTTTATAGGAATGGGGTGGACGATGCCGATAGCACTTGAGCAGCCGCCATACCGCAAGCGGAGATTCTACAAAGAGCATCGGGTAAAAATCTGGAAACGAGCCGGATCATTCGCTGTCAATCCGAGAGGCATTCTCACTCATCGTGTGAAGCACGTTGTTACCTATCTTGACGCCAATGGAGAAAATCGGCATCATCATGTCGATTACTGGTGTGGAAACGGCTGTTGCTTTGATGTTGGCTTTGAAAAAGAAGTGCTGACAGATAGCCCGCCAATAGATCGCATGCTTTGCCATTTCTGTGAGAACAACGCGCAAGCGAAGGATCAACCGAATGCAGGCAAGTTGGCAGGGAGACACATTCACCGAGGCGTCTTGAAAGCTCACCAGGTTTGTTGCGGGGGCTGTAAATGACGATTCTAGAAACAGGCATGTTGGCATTCGTGTTAGTTGTTTCAGTTGCTCTGCTGATTCTGACAGTGCTGGCATTGTGGCTGAAAAGAAAATGATTGCTATTGCAAATGCTCCCTAGCAAGCATATATCTATATGCTACGCTAGGGAGTTCTCTTTCATGGCTCAAGTGGTGGTGTTAGATGCTGAAACAACAGGCATTGATCCGGTGTATGATCGTCTTGTGTCTCTGGGGCTGTGCTTTCTCGACTGCCCTTTGGCTGGCGAGCAATCGCTATGGCCAGAAGAGTATCGATTCAATCCTGAAAAGGTCATGCCGCCTGAAGTGATCGCCATTCATGGCATCACGAACGAAGAGGCGACGACATATCCCAAGTTCGCTGAGCATGCTCAAGAGCTTTATGCTCGACTGATCAAAGTTGACGCTATCGCTGGCTTCAATCTCTTTGGACTCGACCTGCCTATTCTGTGGTCAGAGTTCAACAGGTGCGGGCTTGACTGGAACGCTCTCAGTTTCGTTGTCATTGATGCTGGCACGTTGTTCAAGAAGAGAGAGCCTCGAACCTTAAAAGCGGCTGTCGAGTTCTACCGCAACGATCCAGAATGGCAAGGCCATTCAGCGGGCGAAGATGCCAGCGCAACTGCCAACGTCTTAATCAGTCAGCTAGAGAGGTACGGTCTGCTTAGCTCTGATCTTGAGAAGATCAGCGAAGAGAGCCTGTACCATCGGCCAGTAGATATGGGCGGCAAGCTGAAGCGGCGGGAAGATGGCATGATCTGCTACGCATTCGGACAGCAGAAAGATGTACCAGTGATCGACAACCCTGGCTATGCTCGTTGGATGATCGATAAAGACTTCCACCCGCATACCAAGAAAGTGCTTCTGTCACTCATTGAGCCTGAAGAGTTCTCAGGCCGGGAAGGTGAGTTCTAATGAAGTGGGATAACAGCAACACGCTCTGGCTTCACTTCCCGAAAACTGGCCCGGTTGTCATTGATCATGACTTGTATATGGTCTGTCTCGTCAAACGCTCAATCACAGTCGAGATGGACTATATGCAGTTCATGAAAATCAGATCACAGTGCCATTCTCTTGTGTACGTCTGGAACAAAGAGATTGATGGCACATATTTCCGTGTCAAGGACTATCGGTCTAGCTCGTGGCTTCGTCCCATTGTCATTATCGAATTGGAACCTGACAGATCGCCGGTGGAAGAGTATTTGTTGAATCGGGCCATGTTGCGTGATGCAACGTGGTACATACCAGACCCCAGGATTTTCATCAGAAACATCACGGAGTAAGCAGATGCGTGGAATCATGTTCAGCGACGAAATGGCGTTGGCGATCAAGACAGGAGAGAAGACTCAGACTAGGCGGCTGACTGGCCTTGATGCTCTCAACAAAACTACGAATACTCGCAACGCCATCAGATCGTCAAGCCTGTTCTATGATCGATGGGAGTTCTACAAGTTTGCCACCGATTCGATCATCAGCATGAAATGCCCGTATGGTCTGGAAGGCGACACGCTATATGTCAAGCAGCGCTGGCGAACTTATCAGCCGCCTGATCGTCCAGGTGGTATTCTCTTTGCTAACAACTCATTCGTGAAAACGCCCGACAACGTAATTGATCAAGCTCATTGGCTCAAGTTGCACCAAAAAAGAAATGGCGACAACTTCAGGCCAGCAATGTTCATGCCTTCGCATTGGGCGCTACAGCATGTCAGGCTTGACAAGATCGAAGTGAAACGACTTCAATCTATTAGCTGGGGTGATGCCGCTGCTGAAGGCGTGACAGCATGGGGTGAAAGATCATGCCCAGGTTGTGTAGGCAATCAATGCCCGAAGTATGTGACAGAATGCCCGATCTTTGTTCGGGGCTACATCGAAGAGTACCGCAAGCTCTGGAACAAAATCAATGGAGCGAAGATGCCTTGGGAATTGAACCCTTGGGTGTGGAAGCTCACTTTCACGAGGATGAAGCCATGATCATGTTCAGAGTTCAGAAGTGCTATCAACCATTCATCAACGGCAAGCACCACGACAGATTCACCAACGTGTTGAGAGCAGCACAGCGCTACACTCTCACGACAGGAAAACCTTGCATCTTCAAAGCTCATCAGCTTTACGTTGTAATCAGACGGAACAAACTTCAGAAGCACGAGCTAAGGCACTCACTCACAGCATTCGGCATGGGGCTTGTTTGGCCCTGGCAAGCTCATTTGCAATTCAATTAGAATTGCATATATCTATTGTCACCTAACAGGAGAGCAGTATGAGCAGCGAAGTCAAAGGCGTATATCTGGGCGATTCATCCGGTAAACGTGTTGGCATCATCACGAGAGAGTATAAGGATGAGAATGGCAGGGATCGTATTGATATTCAGATTGACAAAGAAGCGTATGAATACATCCAGCAAGTTTTGAATCATCCAGTGGTATCATTCAAAGCGAAAAAAAGAGACAATATCACACTTGAGCCAGTGACGTTGCTTGGCGATCAGGTGCCTACGGTCGATTGGGACAGACCAGCAAAGTCAACACCGCTTGCAGACATTCAGAAGGCTGTCAAGGATTCAGAGTTATACACCAGACCTGTCGAGCAATCATTTGAAACGATTACAGAACAGGACTTGGAAGAGATTGCCACCAACACGAATAATTACTTTGACAAAAACAAAGAGGGATTGCTATTAGCCCTGAAGGAAGAACTACTAGAAGCTCACAGAGAGCGTGGCGAGAGCTTCATTCACCTTTACCCGTTGGTTGAGTCAGCGATTCATCGTGAGCGCTACAGTAAGTTCCAGAAGCTCGTCGAAGGCCAATCGTTTGAAGCAACAGTCCAGACAGCGATGCAAGCATGGAACGAAGCGCTGATCGAGCTAGAGAAGGCTGGCGACATGCTGGCGAAAGAGCCGAAGCTCAAGAAGTTCAGCTACACCGATGAGGATGGTACTGAGATAGAAATTGCGCATTGGGGCGTTCGTCATATTGCGGCCTCTGTGATCGACACTTTAAGTGATGCCAAAAACTATGTCACCGTTGAATTGCCATTTATTGACGGCTCTGGATATATAGATGTTGTTGTTCAGCGACGAGGACATGAAACACCTGTAGAGCATCTCTACCATGCCCGCAGACTTATTGAAACAATTGTCAAGCTCTGCAACGATGGCAAGAGAGTTAGCTTCTCTGAAGACACAGGCGGCAATACTCTCACCGTCTCAATAAACGCTCGGCATTCGCATGTCGGTACTCACGAGTGTACTACTCAAGAATTGCTTGATCAACTGCATGGGCTGCTGGTAGAAGGTCGTGGGCTATCGTGGCATGATGAGACTGAAGAATATAAAGATTCAGGCCAGATGGCCTTGGCACTCAAGAATAGAATCGAGTCAGGCGATGAAATCACAGACGAGATGAGAAGGCAGATCGGCATTATGTTGATCTGCTACGAAGGCTTGATCTGTCAGCAGTTCTTACCGGAGAATCGAGACAATGTTTAAGATCAGTGGTGGTACTAGCGCAGGCAAGACAATGACACCTATGGAATGGGAGACATTCATGAACCGACACCAGAGAATCCTACTTGATTGCGGTGTCCAGCACTCAGTAACTGTCAAGCAGCGTGTTGACACTTTCAAGAAGACTGGCCGACTGCCAATCCTCAATCGCTACACAGAGCCGGGCAGGAACGACCCATGCCCTTGCGAGAGTGGCAAAAAATATAAGCATTGCTGCATTGACAAGAATCGCCGCAACGTGGGAGTAGCCAACTTCATCGCTAACCAGTAAGGACGATCAATGTACTTTTCGACACGCTTCACAGCAGAGCATCGACAGGCGATCAGTAGCACAGCGCATCGCCGCTGTGCTTTTTTATTTTCGCTCATCTTCCAATCGGGCATGAAAGTTAGTACATTGTTGAACAACAAGGGGAGCCAGAAGCATGGCGGCATCAGCGTGGGCATTCACTGACACTGGACGGACAAGTCTACTCAATGGCACATTCGACATTGATTCTGACAGCTTCAAAATGGCTCTATTGCAGTCTACCAGCAATATCGGAGCATCAAGCACCACTCATGCTGGTGTTACAAACGAAGTGGCAAACGCCAACGGATACACTACTGGCGGCATAGCAGTAACCTTGACGCTGGCCGGTACTACCACAGTCACTGTTGACATATCGACTGACCCGGTGTGGACAGCTTCAGGCGGTTCGATCACTGCTCGGTTTGGTGAGATTTACGAAGTTGCTGGCAACGTGCTTTGCTACAGTACGCTTGACACGACGCCAGCAGATGTGTCAGCAACAACCGGCAACACGTTGACTGTTGCTGCCAATGCCAGCGGTGTCTTTACCTTAGCTTAAAGTGGGAGTCATCACCGTGAGAGAATCAGTATTGCGAACGCTGCCAGAAATGGCAAAAACAGAATCCGGCCCATTCTGCAAGCTGGCTCTCAGTTGCATGAAGGTTGACGTTAGAAACTATCCACGTTTTGAAAAGCTAGAAGACGTGATCAAGGCTGCTGGTCACAAGATCGATTACAAAGAGAAAGAAAACATCACCATCTGTACCGTCAAGGGCAAGGGTGGTCACATTCGATCTGATGACAACGGCAATGAAGTCTTTCACGAAAATCCTGAAGCGCTATTGGCTCACGGCGTTGACGTTGACAAAGATGAAGCATTGCTACAGGCTCTCTTGGGCGCTATGCGTGAAGAGATAGCACGAGCAGAGGTAGCCAAGGCTCTCGCTGACAAAGGGCATAAGGTCAATCAGGAACTCAGGCAAGAGCTAGAGAGTCGATTTATTCAGAAGGGTGGACACGAGAGACTGAAAGCAGACATGGAAACTCTTGACGCTGCCAAGCCGGTCAGTTAAACCAGCGGGGGCATCGTGGCTACTCGCTTCTATTTCTCAGCATCAACAACACCGACAAACAGTCCAGGCTTTGCCGCCTGGACTCGTACCTCTGAAGGTGTACGCCGCAAAATGTCGCCCACCAAAGATGGTAGCGCCATGACGGGGCTAACGACATTCGCCAACACTTCACCAGCAGCCAACGCCTCATCGTTAGTCGTCCAGTTTTCGAGTGATCCGCTGTCAGTCGGAATTGCTTTCTCTTCGCTCGATACTGTCAAGTGCCAGATACGTTGCAATGAATCAGCAGTCAATGACAACATCAATCGCGCTCCGATCTGTGTGAAGATTTACAACGGTACGACTCTGCAAGCAACGCTCTTGGCGTTGGCAGCAGTCGGCCCAAACACGACTGAATGGCCTACTTCAGCCACCAATAAATCAGTTGCTGATGGTGATGCTTGCTCAGGTATTGCACCGAGCTACACAACGGTGGCCGGTGATTATCTCGTCGTGGAAGTGGGAGCGCAAGTTGACGCCACTGGCGGTACGTCTGTCACTGGTACGATGAGCATCGGCTCGAATAGTGGCACTGATCTTGGTCAGAATGAAACTGATACATCGGCTTTTAACCCTTGGTTTGAAATCAGTCGAACGCTCTCTTTCGATACGACGATTACCGTTCCAACTAAATCGCTGACACTGACAAAGTTTGCACCGTTGGCCAACCTGACAGTGATTCCACCAGTGAAGTCGCTGACACTTACGAAGTTTGCGCCGACAGTCAGCGTACCTAACAATCAAACAGCAACGCCGCCAACAAAGGCACTGACACTTACCAAGTTTGCACCACAAGCCAATAAAGCGATCATCCCACCTGTGAAGGCATTAGCCACTACGAAGTTTGCACCTTCAGCGATCATCGGGCAGATCGTTACCGTTCCTGTCAAGACGCTGGCGCTCACCAAGTTTGCCCCTGCTACTGTCTTTGGTCAGTCAGTCATTGTGCCAGTCAAGACGTTGACACTGACAGCGTTTGCACCAACAGTACAGACGCCGAGACTCGTGACAGTGCCACTGAAGACGCTGACCACTGCAAGGTTTTCTCCTCAAGTCAACAAGGCGATCATCCCGCCAGTGAAGTCGTTGACCATCAGCACATTTGCTCCGAGCATCGGCAAAGGCTACATCGTTCCAGTGAAGCAACTCACCATCACCAAGTTCGCTCCTTCGATTGGCAAGGGCTATGTGGTGCCAACGAAGTCACTCACGTTGAGTACATTCAGCCCGGCGATAGCGATGCCTAGAACAGTCACACCACCAACACAATCATTGCTGCTGACACGCTTTGCACCTACCGCATTTGCCAATGCTGGACTCACGATCACACCAGGAACAAAGAATCTGCTACTGACTCGGTTCGCTCCTGTTGTCGTCAATCCTCGAACGATCACGCCGAATACATCGTCTCTGAGTCTTACCCGCTTTGCCCCTGTGATCGCTGTACCTCGCACAGTGACACCGGCAACAGCGTCTCTGTCTCTTGCTAGATTCTCGCCATCAGTGAATGTGCCTACTATGATCACGCCGCCCACACTGGCGATGCACTTGGCTTTATATTCACCTGAAGCGTGGAGTCCTGTTAGAGTAATTCCTCTCCCTCTCAGCTTGACGATCAGCACCTTTTCACCTGTTATCACCGGCAGGATTTATGAAACGTACATGGTGTATGGTGTGAGACTGACAAACGATCCTTTCAGGATGAGAGGTGTCTCTCTCGTCAATGATCCTATAATCATGACTGGCGTTTCACTGGCCAATGATTTATATATAGTCAGCCCGTTGCTAACTCATCTTAGGATAGTGACGGGTGGAGTGATGCCAGATGGAGGGTGAGCGATGAGGCAGATCGTAGCTGAAGAGACTGGCAGAACTCTTGTTTTCGATGACTTCGGCATTGATTGGCAGGGGCTTGGCTACACACTGAAACTTGAAGCCACCGACGCCAACGAGGTTACAAGAATACATGCAATATCGCCAAGCGTGACTTACCCACACGGCGGGCAGATCGTCGGCACAGATGATATTATGCCGATTTCTGGTCGGTACACTTGCGTTGTCTACGAAGAGAACAACCTCTACATCAGTAGCCGATTCACTGTTACAATTGGTCAGGGACATTATTAGTAGGTTGGCATCTTCCAATTCAAACGGAAGAATATATCTATAGGCAAATGAGCGAAGAATCACAGACACTGATTCCACCAAGAGAAGATCGACCGAAGCGCAAGCCTTCAGTTGACAAGATGGTGATTGAGTACCGCAGAATGTTGGTGGCTCAAAAGTATTTGCGCGGGCAGTCAATGGACAAGATTGCTCAAGAGATGCCCCCAGAGTTGGCTTGCTCAAGAAGTTCTGTTTACCGTGACTTACAAGCGCTTCGTGAGATATGGCGAAAAGAAGCCAACCTGCCTATTGCAGACATGCGAGCAAAAGAACTCGCCAAGATCGATGAGCTTGAACGAACTGCATGGGAAGCGTATGAGATAAGCAAGGGCGACAAGATCGTGTCTCGATTCGGTACAGTGCTGCCAGCGACTACAGCAGGAAGCAAGCCATCAGTGACTGGCGCCCACACTCGGACGATCACAAAATCAACCGCTGGTAATCCGCGCTTTCTAGAAATGATAGAAAAGTGCATCAATCGTCGGTGTGAAATCTTAGGTCTCAAACGTCAAACGACTCTCGATCCTATGGCTGACATGCCCATACTTGGCATATCATTCATCGTCCGTAAGCCACAAGAGCCAAAGCAGATCGAAGCAACACAATTGGATTCAATGGAACCAAGCAATGACGGCGAGAATGAACCAACTGCCTGAGCCGCCATTCTGGAACCCGCTGGCAACTCAGAACGAAAAAGACCCAACCGTAAACCCCGGCAAGTTTTCGTGGATGGGTTCTGATGGTCGTGTGTACTTTGATCTACATGAGGGGCAAGAGAAAGCTCTTGAGAGTGAAGCAAGATTCATTGCGATCATTGCTGGCACTCAGTCGGGTAAGACAGAAAGTGGACCGCCTTGGCTCTATAACGAAATAGCAAAGCGTGGCCCTGGCGATTACATCGTTGCATCACCTACCTATCCGTTGCTTCAGAAGAAAGCTCTCCCAGCGTTCATTGAGCTATTCGATACCAAGCTGAAGCTCGGTCGATACTTTCCAGGTTCAAAGCAGTTCAAGTTTTCCAAAGAAGGATCGAGACGAATCTTTGGACGCTATGTCGACGAAAAGACCATCGTGTTCTTCGGTCATGCTCAAGACCCAGAGAGCTTGGAGTCAGCGACAGCGAAGGCAGCGTGGCTTGATGAAGCGGGACAACGCAAGTTCAAGCTGGCGTCATGGGAAGCGTTGCAGCGACGTTTGGCGATGCACATAGGCCGGGCGTTCATCACCACGACGCCTTACGATCTTGGCTGGCTCAAGAAGCAAATCTATGACCGCTGGAAAGCTGGCGACAAAGATTATGAAGTGATCAACTTCCGTTCGACGATGAACCCGGCTTTCAGTCTGAGAGAATACAACCGGGCAATGAAGACACTGCCCCGGTGGAAGTTCGATCTGTTCTATAACGGCATATTTACCCGCCCAGCCGGTGCGATCTATGATTGCTTTGAAGAGAAAAAGCATACTTGTCCACGGTTCGCCATCCCTGATCATTGGGAGCGATTGCTCGGAGTCGATTTCGGCGGCATCAATACTGCTGGCGTGTTCTTTGCCAAAGAGCCGAATACGGGGCGGCTGTTCGGTTATCGAGAGTACAACAAAAACTATTTCAACGGTGTCTTGCACGAGGGACTACCTCACACTGGCGGCACTTTGTCATGCAAGAAGCACGTTGAGAATCTGCTCACTGGTGAAGTGATGATACCTTATGCCGTGGGCGGGGCTAAGTCAGAAAATCAATGGCGTGAAGAGATGCGAAGCGCTGGGCTTCCGGTTCGTGAGCCTGATCAGAACGAAGTAGAAATCGGCATTGGCCGGGTGTATGGCGGCATCAAAGAGAACCTGGTGGTGTTCTTCGATGATCTGATTTACACGCTTGATGAGTTTTCCACTTACTCACGAGAGATGGACGATCAGGGAGAAGTCACCGAAGAGATTGAAGATAAAGAAACGTATCACCATCTTGACGCCTGTAGATATATATTAGGCGACGAGTTCAGAGACATACTGACATGGAAGGATATGAAGACTGGCGAAGATCATCAAGAATCTGTAAATCAATACACAGCGCATCGTCAATCGGCCAGTGAAATCCTGAAGACTCTCTAAGTCAGGAGCAATCATGCAAGTTGTCGTCCTGCTCGTCAAGGATCACATTCAGTACAAGTGTCCTGCTTGCGGCTGGCATGATCTGCCTGTGAAGGTGAACGTAAAAGAAAACAGATCATGGGAATGGAACGGCGATTTAGAAAAGCCGACGATCACTCCATCAGTGAGGCACTTTCACAACGGCATGCCAGCAGAAGGCATCAAGCCTTTTTGTTGCCATTACTACATCAGAAATGGCGTGTTTGAGTTCCTGCCTGATTGCACTCACGACAAGGCCGGGCAAACTATTCCAATGACACCGTACACAGATGCGGAAGTTAAACTTCATTCACTCGAAACGAAATAAGGGACAGTCATGAATCAATTACCAATGAATCCTGGCAACGACATGACCGACGTTCGCATCAAGTCGGGACTATTCGGCGGCATGGGCGGTATTGGCCGACAGATGGGCCGGGTGATGTACCGCACCGGGCAGTTCCTCGGTGTCATGCCTTGGGAGACGCCGAGACGTTCACAGATCGGGGTCGATCCCATCGGTGAAGAGTTCATGCTCAATGAGGATCAGCAAGCTAAGGCCCGCTTGATGGGTCAGAAAATCTATCACGAGTTTGTTGCTGGTCGTTTCAGCTTCTTGTCCAACGACGATGGCAAGAGCAACGAAACGCCTCAGATGCGTGAAGAATACTGGAAGTTTGCAGTCACAGAGCCAGCGCTTGACGCTGCTCTGTGGACAAAGATCACCGCAGTCATCGCCAATGAATTGATCATCAAGCCATCATCGAAGTCAGGCTTTGATCGATACATTGCCGATTGGGTGCATGACTGCATTATCAGATGCAAGGGCGGCTTGCGCAACATCGGTGAGCAGATTCTCTTTCATGGTCAAGTGTACGGCAATGTGTTATGTGAACCGAAATGGAAGCACGAGCATCGGCAAGTCCACTCAACGATGTTCCCTTATGGTTTCTGGACGCTGAAGGATTTCGTTGCAAAGCCACCGGGCGATTACAAATTGGAAATCGATGGCTTCAGAAACATCACCGGCGTCTGGTCGGCAAAAACTGCTGAATGGTTCGATCCTACTTACTTCGTTTATTGGGCTCACAAGCCGATCTATGGCAACATGGGCGGCACGTCGGGCGTTCGCAGTGTCAGACGAGCTTGCACTCTTCTAAAGCTGGCCCACAACTATCGAGGCATCTACCTTGAGCAGTTCGGCTTGCCGATGATCAAGGCGACTTACCCCCAGAACGATGACGACTCTCAGCGCATCGCAAGAGCAGCGATTCAACACGCTCGATCACTCGGCTACATCTTGATACCAGAAGGTGTTGACGTTGAGGCATTGACACTGGCACAGCGCGGCGAGTCTGACTATCAGGATGCCATTGACGATTACCGAAAAGAAATCTTCCTTGGGCAGACAGGATCGTACCTGTATGCGATGGAAGGAAGCGTAGGTCATGCTGCTGGCAATTCAGAGACTCACCGCAGTACGCTTGATCTGTGGGTTGGGTATCTCAGCAAGATTCTGGAAGAGATTCTCAATGATCAGATCATTCCCTGGCTGATCACGCTAAATATATACAACGCTGATCCGCCACGAGCTATGATCGGCGGCGTCAACGATGAAGATTTGAAAGCATCACTTGAGGTTGACGATAAATTGATTAGCTGGGGTGTTGAGCTTGATGAAGATGAACTACGAGATCGCTACCACCGATCAGCGCCAAAGAATGGCAAGGGCATTGGCGGCATGAATCGCTTGATGCTTGGGATGAACAATGGCATGGGAGCAAACAATGTACAAGGCAACCCGTTCGCTGGGCAAGCCGCTTCATTCCCGTTGCAGAATCAGGGGCAAGCCGCGAATAACAATACACCGCCGCAAAGAGATGATCAGACAGTTAAGTTCTCAGCAGATGACGAGGACTTTACACAGCAGCAAAACTATACTTGCGGAACGGCATCACTCCGATTCGCCATGAACCATTTTGGTGTCACTCCGCCTGAAGAAAGTGTGCTGTCCCTATTACTTGGTACGACACCAGCACAAGGCACGAATGCAGCCTCAATCGTGAGGCTGGCAAAGCAGAATGGGCTAGAGGCTGAAGGCCAGTCCAACATGACAATGCTCGAAATGTCAGAGCGTCTGAAGGATGGGGCAGTCGTACTGGCTCCCATTCAGAAGTTCGGGTCACCTGAAGAGAAAGCGAAGAATCAGACTGGTCACTGGATCGCTGTAACACGTCTTGATGGTTCAAGCGGTATGCTTGAATACTTCGATCCAGTTTTGGGCAGTGACAAGCCCTGCTGGGAGTCGTTGCAGACGTTCGCTGCCAACTGGCATGATCGAGATGGTGATGGGAAGATGTTGCCCAGGTATGCGATCACGATCAGCGAACCTAAAAAAAAAATGACATTCAGCACCGATGATCTGCAACTTGGATACATCTCGATTCCGCTGCCTGAGTTCGCTGAAGCAATCCAGAAGGTGCAAAGCGCGATCGATCCTGCTGACTTGATCAAGACTGAGAATGATCATCATATCACGTTGCTTTATGGTTGTGGCGCTGACAGCTTCGATGACAGCGTGAAGCTCTGCGCTAGCATTGCACCAATCAAGATGACTTTTGGCGGCACATTCACACTGTCGCCAAAAGATGCGGACCATGACGTTCTGGCGTTCAAAGTCTATGGCGATGCTCTTGAGAAAGCAAACTACAGTCTCGCCAGCGGGTTAGAAGTCAAGCAAGACTACGATACCTTCCAGCCCCACGTCAAAATAGGGCGGCTCAAACAAGGGGCAGGGTCAAAATATACTTCACCATCATTTGCGGGCTTCTCAGCATTGCTGGGCGATTCCAAGGTGGCTGAGTCTGCTCAGTTCAAGGTAAAGGGTGGTGAAGCGTTAAGCCTCCCTTTTGCCGCAGTGTCTGATTTACCAGTTCTGAAGTTCTCAGAAGAGCCAGCAAGCGATGAAGTTGCCAAGCCGGGTAAAGATGGCGACAAAGCAGATAAGCTGCTACAGAACGTCAAGGAAGACGGTACAGCGATCCTGGCTCGACTTTGCAAAATGGCATATCGCCGCATGCTTGATAATGGCGTTGGTGGCAGTCAGCTATTCACGATGCAAGAGAGGAACGAACTCACCGAAGCATTCTTGGGCTGTGTGATCAATGCCAATCTGCTTGGTCGATCATCCACCATCAGCAAGTTCCTGAGAGACCAAGATGAATCGAGAGTTGATCGATTCGCTGATGAAACGCCATTCGATGCGTTTTCATCTGCCCTTGATCCTTTGCGCCCTGAGCTAGCGATTGATTATTTCAAAAATCTGTTCCCGATGATCGGCGTTGATCCAGTGGCGTACATTCCGCAGATGAGGCGATATGCCTTCACGTTGGCGGTTGCAACCGAGACAACTCTTCTTGGTAAGGTTCACGATCTACTGACTGATGCACTACACGAAGGAACGCTTGACACTCAATTCAAGATCGATGATCTGCTAAAGAAGACTGGCGTGGCTCCTGAAAACCCGCAGTACAGTGAAATGGTTTTCAGGACGAACATGATGGACGCCTACACGACTGGCACGACAGATCAGGCAAAAGACCCGACCATTGCCGAAGCGTACCCGGTGTGGCGATACGATGGCATCGACGACGAACGCGCTGGGAAAGATCATCGCCCCAAGTTCGGGAAGTATTATCCATCGTCAGCAGAGTTTGCTGATGTTCGTGGTGATCGTCCTTATAACTGTGTTCTCCCTGGGCAGATGACACAGGGAAGAATCAATGGGGCATTAAAAGCCCACTATTCTGGCGAAGCGGTCGAGATTTATAGTGACAGTGGTGATATTATTTCCCTGACCGTCAACCATCCCGTATTGACCGATAGAGGCTTTATTCGTGCTGGCGAAGTGAAGGAAGGAGATTATCTTGTCAGCTATTCCGGGGAACATCAAATCCCTGTTCTTGGTGAAGACTATCAATACTTTCCAACCTTGATCGAAGATGTATTTGAGACGATTAGTGTAGTTAAAGGTAGGTCGGCTAGGGCTTCTGCCCCAGTTTCCCTTTTCAAGCTCTATGGCGATGAGTTGTTCCTTGAAAGCAAGATCGACGTTGTAGGCTCCTATCGGGAATTGCTGTTCAATGGTGTGCCCCATGATTCTGAGCGTGTTCGCAACTCTATCCTCTCTGGGGCTACGGTGAAGCTGCATGGCATACCACGAAGCAGCACGCTTCAATTTAACAGCCATGCTGTCAGTCATCCCTCTTCTAGCGGCGTGGGCCTTAGCGACTTGCTTGGCTCTGATGCGTTTGCTCATCAAACTCCATTTAGTCTTTTCTGCTTCGGATCGGCCTCGCACCTTTATTCCCAATTTGACGAATTGCTTTCTAAGACAACTTCTGTCGATGTTCAGTTTGTCGGCAAGAGCCTTCATGGAGGCACCGGCAAGGTAGCGTTTAGCAAGGCGAGAAAGATTAGGAATTTCCATTACGATGGTCCTGTGTTTGATTGCTCAACTGATGTTGGATATTTTATAGTAAATAACATCTTCATTTCAAATTGCCGCTGCTGTCCTACGATGATCTACAAGACAACATGGCAACAGTTGCAGGATCAAGGTAAGAGCGTAGAGACAAGCTGGTAGCTGGTCATTGCCCAGAGTGTTCCTACTATGAAGACAACGCAACATGGCCCGGAGTTGCTGAAACGTGTCGAGGTAAGTTGGTAGCTTGGAGGCAAATGATGCAAGCCTTACCGCCCCCGGACAATGATACATTCACCACTCTCTTGAGGGCATTAACTGCTGGTGTGCTGGGCATGATAGGTGCGAGCTTCTCTTCCTTAGATCGAGCAGTGAAGGGGAAAGAAATGTTCTGGCACCTGGGCTTGTCACTGTTTCTCTCTGGACTTACTTTTTGCACGTTGGTATCTATCTGGCCAGGTATTTATTGGATCGTGTGGCTTCTTCCTTCGTTCGTGATCGGCTTCTGTGTCTACGGCATTGCAGTTGCATTGAAAAAAAACAGCAAGTCTGCCGAAGACTTCGACGTTACTAAAGTCATCAAAAAGAAAACAGGCATAGAAGGAGATTAGGTCATGTTCGTGATTCTCTGGGTGCTTGACAACATTGGAACCGCGCTCACAGTTGCAGCGGCTTTAGTAATCTTTGCGGTCGTTTGCGTACCGATGAGTCACCGACCTATAATTGAAAGAGTGTTCGGATTGTTCATCGGAATTTCGACGATGGGATCAGCACTTGATCGTTTTGCGCAGGTCATGGCTCAATATGACGTAGATGGTAGCGTTCGTTGCGTGGCTATGCTCATCTTCGATATTTCAAAAATGGGCATCGTGATTACAGGCGGCATGTTGCTCTATCGGTATATCGTGATGAAGAGAATGAACTGCGCTAGTGCTGATCGTTATGTGAAAAAATTGTCTGATCAAAAGACTCCATTTTTTGCGGTGTCTCATTAAGCTACGAATCGTGCCAGTGGTAAAACGCTGGCACGAATTATGAAAGGTAGAAGTTGATGCGAACTATTACGCAGTCAATTGTGCGCAGGAGAGCGCAAAGTGCGATTCTAGGTCAACGTGGCTCCCTCACGCCGCCATTCTATGCCGGTGCTGTTTCAATCGCACCGCCACTGTCGTCAAGGTATCTTGCCTACCACGAAGGCTCCCTGGGCGTTCTCGATGGTAGCGGCAACCCGCAAACTACTGCGTTCGGCATCGTCGGCACATGGCAGGACCAGAGCGTCAACGGCAACCATCGCGTTCAGTCCAACAATGCTCTCCGCCCATTTGCCCGTACAGCCAGCACGCCTGGACTCAAAGTCGTACCAGCAGTCTACCCGTTCACAGATAACGCTAGAGCGCTTCCTTGTTCGACAATCATCATCGACAAACGAAACACGTCGTTCTATGCCATCGTCGACACCGATTATCAAGTTGCCTTCAATAATGCAGAATCAAGGGTACTTTGGTCAAGCAGTGCTGGCACGTTGCAATATGATTTAGCATCCTTGAGCTTTGGAAGGCTTCAATGGGTAGATGCCGGGGGAACGCACGATACTGGACTACGACTCTCGGCAGGATGGAATCTCGTTGGGGTGCAACTACTTGCAACAGCGGTCGTGGTCTGGGTCAACGATCAAAGCGTTTCTTATGCTGCTCTCAGTGCCGGCACGGTCACAGGCGACATACTGTTTAACAATGCTGGCGGGGTATCAAGTTGGAAGGGAAGTTGCCCGGTGGCTGTTCTGCACACTCCCGCCATTACTGCTGGCGAAAAGTCTTCCTTGATTGATCCGTGGGCCAGAAGCCGAAGAGTGAATTACACGACATCAACCACCCCGCTCTTGATCGGTTTCGGCAACTCGCTGGCTTCTGGATTATCCGCAAAAGATTGGCAGGGCTACCTCTGGCAGTGCGATTACGGCGACGCGCTTTACCACAATGTTGCATTTGCCGGCAAGCAGTGGACTGATGCGAACGATCCACTGAATCTAAATGGCGTCAATCTTAATGACATTAACAGGCTTGGCATCTGTCTCGGTGATCTTGGGACAAATGATATATATTTAGGAGTCCCGGCAGCCACAGCGTTCGCCAATCGTTCTACTGTGATTGCCAGATTGCGTGCTGCTGGTCTGTTTTTCATTGAGCTATTACTCACCCCTTCTTTGGGGATTGTGAATGCAGGGCATGAGGCAGAGAGACTTGCCTATAATGCGTTGGTGCTGGCGGAAACTGATAGGGTTCACAGTAACTATAAGATCGGCATTCCAGCTAATCTTGCTGACTATAGCAACCTTGATTATTACACTGTTGATGGTGTGCATTACACCAGGCTGGGGCATGCTCAGTATCCGCCTGAGTTCCAGTCTGCATTGAATTCAGTGCTTGCGTTGAGAAGCCAGGTCAGTACGCTGCAAGCTAAGTATTATTTCAATGGCGATTATTCTGACAGCACCATTTACACCAGAGACTTGACAGTCATCACAGGAAGTCCGTCTTTCAGTGCTGGGATTGGCGGACAACAGCGACTCACTCTCGTCAAGGCATCCAGTCAAAGCGTCTCCCACATTGTTGCCAGTAGTGGAAACAATCCGGGTGTCTTTGACTGGTATCCAATGACGATTGCGTTTTGGTTGACTACGACCAATTCAACAAGTGGTACGATCATAGCCAACAGTGACAATGCCGGCGTTGGCTTCAATTGCTATCTCGATACGCATGGCCAGATTCATTTCGACTTGGTTCGGCAAGCAGCGGCAGGCAGTGTCGCATCAGGGCCAACGTCATTTGCAGTTAATGACGGCGTGACACGGTTTGTTGCTATTGTCATTGATTCAGCCGGAGTGAGGATTTATGTCTCTCCTACCTCCAACCCTGCCCTTGCAGGACTGGAAACATCGACGGCATGGACTGGCACTCCTGGGAAGTTTGTGCCGTCCAGCCGGGCATTGCGTATAGGCGTGGATCAAGCCGGAACTACTTTCACCGACATGTCGATGCAGACGTGTTACTTCTTTGCGGAATCTAAGTCACTGGTAGACCTGCAAGCACTTCAGGCGATCCCCGGAACAGCAGCGCCAGAACCACCAGTTTTGACCACTGGTGTTTACACGACAGGAAGTATGCCGGTCACTGCACTCCCACCGCTGAACCACAACAGTACAATTACGCTCTACAAGTTCTACATAGCTTTGCACAGCGGGGGAGCGCATCCTGATGATTTCACCCTTGCTGGCACTTCTGTCACACCCAATTTCACATACACAGTTACTGACGGTCAGGACTACCACATCAGATGTACGGCAGTAAATGCAATTGGCGAAAGTGCCGATAGCAATGTTGTGACGTTTACCGCTACCGCTGTTTCGTCAGTGGCCGGAGCTACAGTGATATTCGATGCCTGGGTTGGCCCTTACACTGACGATGGAGTAACGCTCTGCACTGCCAGCGGCGACAGGATTAAGCAACTCACGAATCAAGCCGTGGCTAACTACGGATCGCAGCCGACCGCCAACCTCCGGGGCGTCTACAAGATGTACCGGCAGAACGGGCGGCCAGCGATTCAGTTCAGCGGTGGCCAGTTCCTGAAGTTCTTGAACGCGATCAACACCTGGCCTTGCACGGTTGCTATCGCCGGGTATTGGCGGGACTTTACCGGCGTCAATGGTCGCATCTTGGGACTAGGCGGCCCGCAGAGCTTGTTCAGTACCGGCACCAACTGGACAGCCTACGCCATACCAGGCGGGTTTACTCAAGACCTGGGGGCCAGCGCATCAGTTCCTAAAGTAGCTGTCATCCGCTTCGATCATTCAGCGGCCTGGAAAGTTTGTTTCAATGGTGTGCTTGGCGGCAACCTCCAATTTAACGCTGCGGCATCCGGCAATCTTGCTATCGGTGCTCACGGTGACGATGGCGGGGAATGGGCTGATGTTGAGTTTTATCGCTTCAAATTCTGGCCCAGCATTCTCAATGATGCCAATGTGCTGCTGGCCGCTGCCGAAATGAACAGCCTGCTGGCGATTTACTAAGGAACCGTCATGAAAACATTACTTTCCTTGCTGCTGATTCTTTTCAGTAGCACCGTTGCAGCCCAATCCCCCATCGCCTTATCGACGAGCGATCCCAAGTTTGCGCCACACTCAGAGATCATACCAAAACCGATAGCAGCGCTGGCGTTTGGCACTAGAGGCCCAGGCTATGCTAACGGTTCACGTCCTGCTGGCCGATTCGATGTTGCGTATGCTCTCGTCGATGAACAAAGCAAGCTGTCGCCACTGTCAAAGCCAGTAACAATTGCATCATCGTCATCCGACTGGGATATTGTGGTGTCGACGCCGGTGCTTGATCTGTGGACACGCGCGATCGGAACGATGTGGGTATACAGAGCAACAGGAACAGCCGAATGGAAGTCTCTCGGTTGCAATCGTAACTGTGTAGTGCCATGGGCAGCGACTCGACCATTTATGCCGCTTGTAGGTTGGGATCATTCGTTGGGTGGCTTTCAACTCTTCTCAACACAAAACTTCTGGCCGACATTCAGTGATGTTTACTGGAAACAAACATCGACGCTGGCACAACCACCACCGCCATCGGTTCGTTTGCTTTCATGCCCGAACATTGCTTTAGAAGCTGCCTATTCGTGGGCATGCAATGAAGGAGAGACGCCGTTATCAGACGTAACAAGTATCGCTGCTGTTCCTGGCAATCCTGCAACGATTCATGCACCATGTCAGTTGTACCGCAACATTATACCACCACAAGGCGCTCTCGGTTCTTACGTCTATTTGAGAGTGCCGGGTGGTCAGTGGCATCGTCAAAAATCCCATCAATCAGCAGACAGCTATCTATGGCCGATTGACTCAAATCAATTACCGATCAATGAATATGTTGAAACAGGCGTCAAGCCCAGCGGCATCGTCGGCAAGTCATGGCTTAGTTCAATCCATCTGGCGATGCGTGATTGGCGACGAGACGTGATCATTGACACCGATCAGACTATTTGCTGCCCGGTAATTTCAGCTTATGATGGGCCAAGTTGGGTATATGACCCACGCAATCAGCAGATCGCTTTTGGTGTGAATGCTTTTGCTTACCCCAACGAAGGATGGACTCTATCAATTGATGGTGTCACAAGCGGCTACCTTCGCCCTACGTCCGGCTGGCAAACTTGGCAGCAAGTCGCTGATACTGCATTTGGCCCCGGTAATGTTGAGCTTCGATATGGTAGCGGCTTTGGTGGCGTGGTGATCGTTTTCACTGGCAAGTATGCAGCGACAGACATGACGAATCGCATCAAGACTGATTTCACGAAACTTTATCAGATCAACAACAACGATGCTAGCAAGCCGCTAATGGATACATCAGTACCGCCAAAGCCGATTCCTTTTGCAGTTCCTATAGTCGATTCCTATACTCAGTCAGCGCGTAGTTGGTACATGTCAGCAGGTGGTCAGAAGTTCAATCGAACGATTGCAACAGGAAATGGCGGTGGGTGGGTTCTCAGTGACACAGCGACGACGCCAGAAGGCAAGTCGAGCTATCCTGGTGACTGGCCTTTGTGGGTAGAGAACAGCCAGCGAACTCGACTGATCGGTTGCAAGATGACACGGAACCAGTCCAATTGTGGAATAGCTTTTATAGATCATTCAGGCGGCGGTGCTTTTTCATTCACAGCGAAAGATTGTGCTTGCTCTGCTGGCGTAGGAAATAATGGCAACACTTATGGAGTTCGATGTACCTGGACAAGCAGAGGGCCAGCTTGGAACAACCATTCAGCGTCTGAGCCATATTTTGAAAACTGTTCTTTCCAAGCGAAACACTGCATAGTCTGTGAAGGTGGCCAGTCAGTCAACTGGTTATTCAACACTACCTACGGCGCTGGTGATGGCACCATTGAATCTTCAATCGTCACACAAGCCAACTCAGGGGCTATGTCTTTCAAAGGCAGAACAAACGTCGATAACTCACGCACCATCGGCGCTATGACATGGGCAGGAAAGGTTGACATTGAAGGCATTTGGCTCGATCAGGGTGTACCGTGTTGGTTTACGATCACCGGCAACACGTTCCCAGCCATGTCGATCAATGGTACCAAGATCAATCAGTGGCGTGATTGGCTACATGTCATCGAAGCGCCGACAGGCAGCATAGGCTATCCGGTCAATTTGACGTTGAGCAATCTCGATTCTCAGTTCAATGGCCAGCCGGTAACAATGCTTGCATCGACTCGTGACATGCTTACCGTCACTCAGAAAGACCCGGTGAACTTGCTTGCAAATCTTGTGAAGACGGGACTTGTCACGATTCCAGTACCTGTTAAAAAGCAAATGCTACGAAGCAGATGACGCTATATATGTGTTTCGGTATCATGTCAACAACTCTGTTTCAAGGAGAGGCTCATGAATTGTTTACTCGGCTGTCTGATGACAGTCATCTGTTTCTTGCTCGTCGGCGCTGATGCTGAGGCATCTCGTCGGCATCGAAGTAAGAATCAATGCAACGGCGAGACGTGTTCTTCGCCTGTAGTCAACTCTGCTCAATGCAGCAAGCCAGCGCAAGCAGTCAAGAAGGATTGCCCATGCGATAACTGCAAGTGCCAGCAGTGCGAATGCGACAAGAAGTCGAAAAAGAAGTAAGCCACTCTGAGAGGTGCGCTATGTCGTGTGTTATCAAAGTCATCGTGGAAGGGTGTCACTGTGATTGCAAACCTGCAACACCACCCGCCCCGAAAATCGGTAAGGGAGATTCAGTTACCATGGAAAAGATGCAATACCCCATTTTCGCCATTCCTGAAAAAACAAAGGAGGATGTGACCAAGATCACATTCAACTATCAATCGGATGGCGAGCCTCAACAAACTCTTGAACTTGCTGGGCAAGTTGCAACCCCTGAAGCCCCTCAGTTCTTCTATGTCACTCCGAACATTCCTGGTAAGTGTTGGTGGACTGAGCGTGACAAGAGTGGGCTGGAATCTTTACCAAGTCCCGCCGCTGATTACACTGGCACTGATGAAACACCGCCGCCAGCAGTTGCAGGAGCGCCAAGCATCGGGAAAGGCGACACGATTGAACTTCCTGATCCACCCGCCCCACCTGAACCGCCGCCACCGGCCCCGCCAGTCTAAATGAACATGGTTCAAATGAACTCAACGCCGTACACTTCTCAAGGTGTACGGCGTTTTTCCATGTAGAGACCTGCTGATGATTTATCGATTGATCGTGATTCTACTGGCTAGTTTTGGCTTCTCTATCATCACTTCTTTTTTTTGGTTTCATTTCGCCACTTTGCATATCTATACGCAACATGGCCCGATCTTCATTCTGGCACAAGATCAAAAAGCAGTGCTGATCGTCGGCGGCTGTGCTTTTGTTGTGGGTCTGGTACTGTTTGGAAGAATAGATAAACTCAAAAGGTAACTACGATGGAATTGCTCAACAAAGCTGTGAACGCCTTCGTCCTGATGCTTTTCGGGTTCATGTCAGGCGTTCTGTTGGGGCCATTCGTCATTCAGTGGATCAAGGGATACTTCATCTCTGTAGATGCTGCTGATTTAATTCTTTCAATCGAAGGTGTGAATATGTTCAATCAGATGAAGATCGGGACTCCTGGTCGGATCAGCTTGAAGCCGGTCGATGCTATCGGCACTCTACTTGCATCGCCGCCGCCGATAACTTTTGACACAGCGCCGTCATGGACGTGCGTTCCTGCTGAACAGGCAAAACTTATTCCAAGTCCAGATGGGTTATCATGCTCTATCGTACCATCGGGACTGGGTGATCTTCAGATTGGTGTTGCCTTCAAGCTGACTGGCAAAACCGCTGCAACAAAGCAAGTCACTGTCACGATCACTCCGGGCGATGTTGCCGATCTGTCGCCAGTGTTTGAAGCCAACTAGGTTCTGAGTTGGTAGAATTGATTCAACTTGCCAGGAGAGAGACATGACTTCCCAGCTACAACGTCCAATCATTTCTACCAAACTCCTGTTGCAAGTTGCCGCCGTTGGTGGCACATTACCTCAGACATTCAAATCGTCTCTATACCCTTCGCTCTTTGCCATGGCGAAGGGTGCAGTAGCGAACATCACTGATAACAGTTCTAATTTCTGGGCAGTTCGATTGTGGGAACGTGAGAAAGTATCCTCATTGCGCTGGCTGGCGATTGAAGGTGTTACCCCTGGCGCTGGCACTATCGGCATTGCTATTGCTTTGGTGCCTCGAATCACACCGATTCACGGCATTGCCGCTGCTGATGCTGCTGACAATAAGGCAGTTATCGGGTCTGGCAGGTCATTGGCTCGAATTGCACGAGCCACATTAACTGTCGATTCAGCGTTGATTATTCCTTCCGATTCGTATGAACCATTTACAGGTGCAACTCTCTTGGGTTCGCCGCCGAGAGCTTTACGGCCATTCTCAGGCATCACATGGGCAAGACGTGATTCTTCTATCCAGTTTGCCGATGATGGTTTTGCCACTGGAAACATCGGGCAAATCAATCTCGATCTGAGCTATACCGAGTTCGTTTGTGTGTCAGTCGAAGCCATCTCTTCGGGTACTCCGATTGGTGGCGTTGCTTGCGGCATCGACATTGAATCTCAGTAGCAGGTGAGAACATGCCAGCGGTTTTGGACAACGAAAAAATAAAAAATCAGGAAATTGTCAAGCCCTCAAAGATGTACCGGGTTGAGCGTGTTCGTCTATTTGAATCAGGCAACCACAAGGGCATCGTCTACGAAAAAAAAGACATTGATGATGCTGTTAATAATTTCAACGCATTCAGCACACCAGAAGTACACAAGCTGGAAGTTCCAATTGTTCTCGGACACGAGGAAGCGCAAGTCCTACTTGATATGACTGGCCACCCTGCGGCGGGCTGGATCGAATCAGTTTGGGCCGAATTAGAGGGCATTGAAGAGCCTTTCATCGACGACAATGGCAATGTGAAATGGCGTCAACGTGAAGCCTATTTTCTGTACGGGAACTTTTACAAAGTCCCTGAAGATGTAGCACAGTGGATCGTGGATGGAGCATATAGATATTTATCTTGCGAGTTCAGCAAACGAGAGAAGCCACCCGCTGGCGTCCCGGCGATTGGCCCGATGCTGCTGCGCGTTGCGATTCTTGGTGCTACACAGCCTCACGTCAAAAGTTTAGGACCACTGCCCTCCCCGATTCCTGATTACTCTGTAAACTTGTTTTCAGACAGTGATTCAGCAGCCTGTGACATTGTAACTTTGCTACTCCCCATCAAGGGAGCAACTTGCTTCAGTGAGGATAAAGCCATGAACGATGCGATGATGAACGCTCTTGCTGCTCAAGGTATCCCTCCTGAAGCCTGTAAAGTTTTGGCTTCTATCGATCCCACCAAGTATGCTTCAGTCGGCAAGGCTTTCTCTGAAGCTGGCAATCCTCAACCGCCTCAACCCGGTGGTCAGGCTGGCTCTTTTGATCGTGCTGCTACGATTGAAAAGCTCAGCGCATTGCCCAACGCTGATCGTGACGCCATCGGCAAGATGAGTGATGATGAACTCAAGTCGATGTACAGCAAGTCCAAGTTTGCTGATGGCGGTGGCAACAATGCTCCTGGCAACAATGACGTTGCCAATCCTGGCACCGGTGGCAATGGCACTCAGAAGCCATCTTTTGCCGCTGATGACAAGAAGGACGATCAGAAGTTTTCAGTGATCAACCAAAAGACCAAGGAACTCGAAAGCGAAATGATCGAGTTCCGGAAGTGGCGTCAAAGCACTGAGGGCAAGTTGAACGCTGAAGCGAAACAACGTGCTGATGCCGAATACGCTGCAACGTGCAAAGAGATTGATAAGTTTTGCACCGATCAAGTTGCTGCTTTCCGCATTACTGCTCGTGAGGCTCCGCTTCACGCTAATGCAATGAAGGAGATGGCAAAACTGCCAACCTTCAAGACGGATGTGGTCAAGTTCAGCGACGACAAGGGCAAAGAAGTTACTGGTAATCCTGTTGAGGCGTACAAGGCGACAATTCTTGCCCGTAGTGTGATGAAGTTTTCTCAAGATCGAATTGTCTCACCTGCCCCAGGTGGCAAGGAACTCACCCGCGCTCAACGCATGATCGCCGGTTCACGAATCGGCAAAGATATTGCCGAGATGAACCGTAAGAAGGCAGCGACTGCTACCAAGTAAAAAAACGAATCGGTTCTCAGATGCCCAACGGTGGGCATCTTCTCTGGTAAAACAAGGCATCTTGATTCGGAGAAACGCAAATGGCAACTTCAGCACTCAAAACATTCAGCCCCCGAATCACCCCAGCTTGGCCCGCTGGCAAGGTGCCTGTCGCCACACAGCCTGTTAAACTTGCTGCCAGCACTTCATACACTGCGGGTGCGATTCTTGGCGAATTGCTCGGCACGAATGAAGTGCAAATCCTGACTCCTGGCGGCACGATTTCAGGTGGAACCTGGACGATCACCTATAGCGGTCAAACGACTTCCGCTTTGGCTTACAACGCAACAGCAGCCACCATCCAGACAGCCCTTGAAGCACTGTCGAATGTTGGTGCTGGCAACATTGCTGTTACCGGTGGGCCTATCTCTTCTGGTGTTGTCACTCTGACATTCCAGAACGATCTGGGTTATCAGAACGTGGCAGCAGTGACCGTGGGTACTGGCTCACTCACTGGATCATCGCCAACTCTCACGCCTTCGACGACTACCCAAGGCGCTACGGGTACAGATGGCGGCTACGATACTTACAGTGCTTCATCTGTGACTGGCCTTCAAACTCCGAAGGCGATCTTGGCTGACACTGTGACCACTGACTCTAACGGCAAGGTCATCAATGATGACGGAACCACGTCAACGCATGCAACAGCATACTTGACTGGCTCTTTCAGGTCTGATGACGTGCCGACGATCACCGATGCGATCTTGACTGCCAAGGGTGGCCGATGGCTTGTCGGCAACTCTGCTGGCGGCATCTTCCAGTGGTAAGAGAAATCAACGCTGTACCTGTGCTGTAACGAAAAGTTGCAGCACTCAACTTTGGAACTGAATTGAGGAGAACGGCACATGGCATACGACATTCCCGATCTGGTAGCGTTGCAGGAAGTCGAGCAAGAAATCCTGCCCGTTCTCACGATGAATGATCCTTTGTTTGATCTGTTCCCTATCGACAGCGAAAATGCTTCGATGATCGAATGGGAACAGAAGGACAACTTTGCTGGCCTGATGGCTGTCCGTGGCATCAATGGCAACCCTGGCCGAGTCCAGAAAGTGGGTTCAAAGACCTACTCAATGGAACCCGGCTACTACGGTGGCTTCACTCCGCTTGACGAGAAGGAACTCACCAAGCGAAGATCGCTCGGCACGTTTGATGAGCCGATCAACATTGATGATCTGATCACAGAAGCTCTTGAGCATCTGATGACTCAGCAGATCAACCGACAGCGGAAGATCATCGCTGATCTGATCACCACTGGCACGTTCAGCGTCACGAACGAATTGACTGGCTCAATCGATCACACTGACAGCTTCACGCTGCCAGCTTCGACCGCTTCGATTCCTTGGACGACTGTTGCAACTGCAACTCCTTTGCTCAACATTCGTGCTGCCATTGCTACCCGCATTGGTTACAGCTACGATTTTGGCAAAGAAGCCATCATGTTGATGAATCAGAACACCTACAACAATTTCATCAACAACGCCAACAGCGCTGATCTTGCTGGCAAGCGGGCTTCGTATGGTCAGACTTATCAGAGTGTCGGTAATCTCAACGACTTGCTGGCGGCTGACAACCTGCCTCAGATTCTGGTCTATAACGAATCTTACTTGGCTACCCCAAGCTCAACGCCTACGCTGTTGATTCCTGATGGTAAGGTTGTGATCTGCGGCAAGCGAAAGACTGGGCGCTCTCTCGGTAACTTCACAGTGACGAGGAACGCCAATCACCCTGACATGGCGGCTGCACCTTACTTGTGGATCGTTGACCCGTTCCAAGCTGCCTCTGGCAACATCCTTCCTTCGTCTGGGTCGATTCCTCGAACCATCGAAGTTCACCGGGGCTTCAATGGTGGCGTCAAGTTGCCCTTCCCTGGTGGCATCTATGTCTTGACCGCCTACTAATCTGATCACTCTCTAATACACTGTACAGCGGATTGGTGATCATCATCAATCCGCTTTCTCTTTTCAAGGAACTGTGTCATGGCTTCAGCAACAGCGCCCGTAGCATCCCAAAAGAAGTTGGTAGCCATTCAGGATATCAATGGGGCCAGAATGATTTTCAAGGATGCTTTATTCTCAATGAATGAGCTTCCGGAAGGATCGAGCGAAGATCACTTGATTGCCAGCGGTGCTGCTCGTGTCGCCAGCTTAGCAGAGCTTCACGCTGGCCGGGCGAATGTCGCCAATTCTGACATGATCACTGAGCTTGATGGACTGAGAGCGCAGGTAAACGCTCAGAAAGCGATTATAGCGACTCAGAGCGCCGACCTCGCAAAGATGCGAAGCCTCGGTAATAATGTCTCTCCTGAGCTTCAGGCAGCGAATAAGGCCGATGCCGAGAGACTTCAGAAGATGATCACAGAACTGCAAAACAAGCTCAACACGAGCGAACAACAGAGATTTACGCTCCAAGCTCAATTCAATGATCAAGAGACTCGACTCAAGAAGATCAGAGATGAGCATGCGAAAATGCAGGAAGAGAATGGACACCTACAGCAAGCGCTTGACGAGGCGACGAGTGACAAGCCAGCAGAGACAAAGACTGGCGGGAAGTAGGGCGATCAAGTAAACTATCGAAGAACAGCAGCCCGGCTGGATCAGCCGGGCTTTCTTTTTTATGGTGATGATCATGGCGACTTATGTTGATGACGTTGTTCTAAAAACGCTATGCGCCAACCTGTACAGTAAAGCAACTTCAGCCGATCTTGCTCCTCATCAAGTCGCCCAGGTTCTTGAGGCGAACTTGCAAGCATACTCTCAGATCAATCAGTTCCTGAATGATCGTGGCTTCACTGATGCCCAAATATCGACTTGGCGTGATGTTGCTCAGTGCAACAAAGAACTCGGTGCCTATTGCTTCATCTTGCTTGCGAACATCGGCAAGCGATTAGCGCGCAGTCAGCTTGATCACTTGGGGCGATGGGTAAAGGTTCCAGAGAACTCGCCGGTCAAGCAACCAATGCTGGTAACAATCAGTCTCTATGACAGCGGTGGCAATAGGATCGAGCCAGAGAATAAAAAGGACGCCAAGTATTACGGTGAGATTTCATTCGACCCGCCTTCATCAAGTAGCTGTGGATATGTGATGAGTCCCGACAAGGAATGGTAACATGCAAATTGGCGGCACTATCGATCTGAACAATCTGGTGCCATACTTGAAGAAAGAGCTTGGCGCTGTCTTCACTCTCGACACGACAGCGATCTGGAAGAAAGTGGCAGTCGCCTTAGAGACGGGGGCGAAGAACTCTTTTAACTCATCGACGAGTCCAGACGGGGCGCCCTGGACGCCATTGAAGCATAGGCGAATCAGGGGCGGTGATAAGCCTCTATTAGATCGTGGGCTGTTGCGGGCCAGTCTCACGAGCAATGCACCTTTCCACATTGTGCGCGCTATCGGCAACACGCTCGAATGGGGTACTAACCTCATCAGCGCTGCTGTACATAACTTCGGTGCTGTGCTTCGTCCGAAAACTGGTAAGTGGTTGTGCATTCCAGCCAGTATTGATGCTTTGCAAGTAGGGAGCCCGACGAGGTTCCCAGACGCCAAGAATCGTCTCAGATGGGCGATGGGTAAAACCAGCGGCATTGTCTATGAAGACTTAAACAAAACGCCGAAGCGCGTCAAAGGATTCAAACGCAAGAAGCACAAAGCAGATAAGATGATCGGGAAGAACATTATCATCCACTACTATTTGACAAAGCAAGTAACTATTCCTGCTCGTCGTTTCATCGGCATCAGCGCCCAGACGAATGAAGAAATAAGGCATATCATTCAAGAGGAAGTATTCAAAGCACTCAAGGTGAAGCTCTTGTAGAGTTTTCTGGGAGTATGATCGATGCCAGCAACGCCTACCTTGACTGTGACGAATAACAGCGACGGAACTGCCACGTTTGAAATAGCTGACAGTTCTGGCGGTAGCAGCAATGCAATCTATTGGTCAAGAATCGAGCTTCCTGAAGCGGGCTGGACGCTGGTAACAACGATTACTGGCGATGGCTTGGCAACTGTTGCAGTGCAAGCAGGTCTCAAGTGGTTCTACTGTGCATCGACACTGACAGGCAGCGTGGCGGCTTGCCCGCCTGTTCCTGCTGTGATCACAACAAATGTTCTGGCGGTGTACGAACGCTTGTTGCAAGCAGTCGGCACGACGATTCAAGGCGCTGTGGTTGCCGGTAGCATCGACCTCATCGATTCTGCTGATCGAGTGCAACGCATGGATTATATTGCTGACCCAACGAGGTTTGACACTGCTGATCTGAAGTGTGATCTTCCTTGCATCATCTATGGCCCTGGACTCATGGAAAACTTTGTGGTCGGTACGAGCTTGAGCGCTAGCGATGACTTCGATTATCCGATTCTGGTTTCAATCATTGATCGCAAAGAAGCGCGATACATGGCTAACAATCCGGTCTACCTGCAAGGGCGTGAAGTGGTTCGACAGTTGTTCAATCAGCGCAGAGTGTCAGGCGTTTTTGAGAGCAAGACGAGCCAAGTTCAGTTTGAAATTGCACTTGATCACTCGAAAGAGGAAGAGAACTGGCATCAGTTCGCATCGGCTCTTCGCCTCATTTGCTCTACCAGAGAGTTGCGTTGGTCATAAACTAGATTTCAAGTCACGATCTGCCAAGCTGGGGGATGATCCATGTCAGCTAACATTACCACATATCGTAAAGTAGCATTCGGCACAGCCAACCCCCCGGTGAATGCGCTCGAATGGTTTGGCGATCTGAACTTTGGTAAGCGTGGCACTGTGATTGTGCTAGAAGGCGTTCGTGGCACAAGAAGCCGAATTGTCGAGCGTACCCGTGATGGTCTCTATACTGTCGGCGGTGTGCTTCAGCTTCAGCCTTGCTATCTCGATCTTGATACGATTCTTCCGCTGATCGCTGGCGGCACGAAAAGCACGAACAACATTCCATTCACTGAGTTGCTACCCACGTTCTATGTCGGCATCGACAAGGGCGCTGCTCATTATCTTTACAGCGGCTGCAAAACTTCTGTAGCTGTGTTCTCTGGCTCGACTGGCAATCCACTATCGCTGCAATGGGGTATCGAAGGGCTGACCGAGACGCCCGGCACGATCAGCGGTTTAACTGCATTGACGCCAAGCGTTGTTACGCCGTATATGTTCCATGACGCTGTGCTGACCATCGCCAGCACTTCTTATGAGTTCAGGGAATGCCAAGTCTCTATCGATCATCACTTGATCCTTGATCGATTCATGAACAGCCAGAGCAGGACTGAGCTACCTGAAACTGATCGCACAGTGACAGTTGCTTTGTCGCTGCCTTACAATTCGACGACTCTTGCTCTGTATGACACCGGCGTGTCTAGCGCTGCTGTGGTGCTCACCTGGACGAATGGATCGCTATTCTTCAAGATCACTCTCCCTGCTGTTCAATTCCCTGCTCAACCGCCTCAGATGCCAGCACGAGGCGAAGCAATGCTTCCTCTCGTTGGCGTGGCCCGCAAGACTGGCTCAACTCTGGAAATCACCTTCGATAACAAGAGCAGCTAATGACATACCTGATGTACATCATGGCAATCGCAATGCTCTTGCTTTTCACCATCAAGCCTAGACCCAAGTTAAGTTTCATTGAATTGGCAATGCTGACAGTGGGATATGCCTTGCTTTCTTTCATGGTATGGCAATGAAACCTCCCTTGTTGATGCGGGCAAAAGCGGGAATGTCGAGATTCATTCCCGCCCAGAGTCCCGCTGAAAGGCATCGTCAACGTCTCTCTTGGGCGCTCAAGTGTCAAGAAGAGATGCAATCATTCTGTAATCGATACGGCATCACCTTCACGCTCATTGATCATGAGCGTTTTGTATTTGTCAAGCGATCACGCCGCATCGACTGGTGGCCTCAAATAGCTCACCTGATGCTTGACGAAAAGTGGACGGATGTTGTTCAGGTGCATGATTGGGATCAGTGCAAATATATACTCAATCAGTACCTCGTGAAAAAAGTGAAGGGGAATAATCGTAAGTGGTTCATCACAAAGAGAGCCAATATAAAGTCAGACAGCTAGGCGATCACCACACTTTCCATAAGCAAAGGACAACGATCATGGACAACACTCTTGCCACTGCTGAACACGTTGAAATCAATGCAGCAACGCTGATGAGACGTGGAACAGAATTAGGCATCTCATCGTCTTCGATGGAGTTGTGCCACAAGACGGAAGGAATCGACGCCCTTTCCAAGATGATCGAACAAAAGGCGTCACAGAAAAAGGATGAAGAACATGAGCGCAGAACAGACAGCACAGCAGAGCCAATCACAGAAGACAGCACCTCTTGATGAGATGCCTGAGTTCATTGATGATGGGTGGAATGCAGATGCTACTATTGATCCAGTTCCCAACCTTCATCGTGGAATGAAGTTCAAGTATCGCCCTCTCGGCTTTTTCAAACGTCGTCAAGAGTCTCGTGACTACGAAAAAATCACCGATGAAGACGCCAGAGACATGAAACGCGCTGAGCAGATGAAGACTCGACTCATTAGCTGGTCTTACAATGCTCCGATCACGATTGAAAACATTCTCAACTTGCCGCCTGTCGTGTTCGTGAGATTGGAAGCGATCATGAACGGTATGCAGCCCGGCGATAGCGTGGTGATCGAAAGAAAAAACTGAGAAGAGCCTTGTATGTATCTCTCGTACACTCGTACCTGCCGACATGCGAGGAATGCAAGGCTTATATCTACAACATCAAAACAGGGGAGCCTTTAGTTCGTGGTGGTCAAAAGTGCAAGCGATCATTCGGAGTAAAGACCCCCTGCCATGAATGCCCGAAGTTAAGCAGGTCAGATCAGTTGACAGATCCACGCCCAGAGAGGGCAGTAGAGCCAACTGATCGAGTGAAGCAGAGCTATTACTACTATCGCCATTGCGAAGTTGACAAGCATAACATGATGCCTGTCGATAGTCTTGTCCTCGAAACGAACGCAATCTGTAGAATGGCGGAGGAAGATGCTCGTGCTGCCCAGGCACCGCCGATCATCTTGGCGGCTTCAATGTCTAACTCAGGCGGCGAATAATGTTTCCATCAGGCGGGCAGGAAGTCACTGTCAAGGTCAACCTGAAACTTGATCAGGACTCCTTGTCTGCGCTGAACCCTATTGGTAGTGCTGCAAAGAATCAGCAGCAAACAATCCGACAAGCAACTGGCGGCAACTCAATGACCGCCGCCATGTCTGCTTATTCAGCAGTGAGCTACCCCAAGCATGGTAGCTTCAATATGCCTGCGCTGTCGAGCCAAGGCGACTACGAAAATACTCCCTATAGTCTCTCGCCTCATATCGTTGCTCAGAAGAAACAGAGAGCGTGGGACAACTACGCCATGAACATTGCTGGCGGGACTGGCAATGCAGCAAGTCTGGGCTGGGGTGGGCTGTCAGAAGAAAGCGCGTTGAACCCTTCAAAGAATCGTGGTGGTGCAACGATAGCAGAAATCAATGGAACAAAAGAGCATCTGAAAAGTTTTGGTAAAGATGTAACGAAAGCAGCCGCCAGCCTCACTTACTTAACGTCTCAATCGCATGGCTTCGCCGCTGCCATGCAAAGAGCAATCAGCGTGTTGGCGACAGTTCAAACGATTTCCAGCAGTGCCAGCGCTCTTGGATCGCTTGGCAGTGCTTTGTCGAGTGGTGGGGTAAGGGGCTTGATCGGTGCTGCTGGCGGCGCTGGTAGCATGCTCACTGCTGGTGCTACGCTTGGCGTTGGGCTTGCTGGCTATGGTCTCTATCACGGTACTGAAAGCGGCGACAGCTATTTTGGTAGTCTGCGGCGAACCTATGCAGACATTTTTGGTGGCGGTCGTGTCAATAGTCGGGGGATGTGGATCAGCCAAGATCGACAGCAAGGGAACACGAACTATCGTTTCTCTGAGAGCATGCGTAGGACTGCCATGCAAGCTCCTGGCCAGTCGATTCAAGCCGAAGCGATGGAAGGCCGGTTCTACAACCAACAGAGCTTTGATCGATCACAGAATCCCTACGGCGGTTTTATCGGCTACTCATCGAACCCATTCAGCAGAGCGTATCAGGGCAACCTTGCTGGCATTTCAGGCATCATCGGGCAGGGCATGTCTGGCGCTGCTCTCAATCCGTTGCAAGCAGAGTTCCAGCAGTTGGGTCTACAGCAGCAAGTAGAACAGCAGAGCTACGCTTTTGGCAACAAGGCTGCTGGACTCAATAGAGACTTGAAGTCCAACAGCAGACTGAAAGCGCAAGTCAACGCTGAAATAGATCAGACGAAAGAAGCCTATGCCGCATTCAGCAATGCACGTCAGGGCGGCGACAAAAACCGTGTCACTGATCAGATGGTTGAACAGGCAGGGAGGTATGTGGCTGCTCTCGAAAAGATGAAGCAACTAGAGGAAGATCGTGTAGGCATTGAGTCGAAAATTGCTGAACTGAATCGAAGCCAGATACAAGACGCTATCGAGTTGGTGAAGATCAGGCGTGATCAAGTCAATGCTCAACTTGCTGGCGAGAAAGGTCAGTATCAGAGTGGCGTAGAAAACTATGGCATGATGGACGTGGGCCAGCGTTCGCTATTGGCGATGGTGGGCAGAAAGTACAAGCAAGGCGGCTTTGACAGCTTGACGCCTGAAGAGTCTCGTATGCTACTTCAGACGCCGCTTGCTGAAGACGTGAAGAAAGATTCACGAGAGAAGTTCGGCAAAGAATATGAGGACATTTTCTACAAAGGATCAGCACAGGAAAAAAGAATCAATGCTCTACAAGGCGAGCAAGGCCAGTTGGGTCAGATACAAGTTCAGCTTCAAACAAAACTCGACGCCCGCATTGAAGCGGACGCCGATGAATTGTCAGGTAAAATTGTCGAGCGACTAGCGCCATGGATCAGAAAGATTGAATGGGCCATCACTGCTGTCGAAGGTCTGAAGCAACAGCGTCAAGATGACGCCAACCGCAAGATCGGTCAAGATGCTCAGAACAACAACAACGCTAGAGCCGCTGGGGGTGGAGGCTGGTAGAGCCACTGAAGCAAGCGTAGCCGATGCTGTAAAGAGTGTCGGCATATTTCATCGCTGCCTCATTCAGCTTGCGCCCACTCTGGCTTGGCGGCTTCGATTCTTTGTTGCAGAGTGCATCCTCATATCCTTGGCGAAGGAAAGAGAAGTAGCTGACGCCTGAAGTGAGCTTGAGCCAGAACTCATCAGCGATCCACTCGTGGTTGTCGCTGAGCTTCAGCGTCTTGCACCACAAGAGCATCAACAGACCTTGGACGGTAACTTCGCCCTTGTCAGTGGGGGCAGTCATTGGAGAAGCCATCATAGACCATGATCGACCGTTGCCGGTTCCAATTGCAACATCTGCATAGAGCAGTTCACAATTAGGGTAACGATCAGGAGTTTGGGTAAAGAAAATGCGATTGATCATGTTGATGTTCCTTTGTTTGAGAAGCCCCCTTGTGTAAGACACTGGCGAGTCATATTGGCTCACCTATCTATAAATATATATGCGCTGATGCCAATAGTAAAATAAAGCTACGTGGAAACTTGGGTGAATCTTTGTAAAATTGCGGTCATGCAACTGTTCCTGTCAAACGGGTACGCGCACCAACCCAATGAAGTCAAGGTGCTGTCGATGCAACGCCGGGAAGAAAAAAACCCCGGCGATCAGCGGACAGCTACTATTGAAACAATGGAGTTGGAAGGCTACCTATTTGCAGTTGATCAGCCTTCTTTGACACTTGGACTGTTGCGACTGAAAGCAGCGTACAGCCTCAATGGGTTCGAGGCAGTCTTCCTCGACAATTCAGGGAACAATTCAGCTTATCATCTTGGCGGGCCGACGAGTCGGGGAGGTTGTGACGTGATCGCCGGGCCTACTCTCATTGCTCAGTATGGCTCTGACTACACGAACTACCACACCTATCGAATCACTCTTGAGGCTGCATACGATTCTATCTTTGCCGACATTTGGGACTTTCATGAAACGCTGTCATGGACTGGCGACGGGAGCCCTGAAGTTATCTGGATGCCGAATCTCAACATGAAGCCACAGAAGCAAATAACGTGGGACTCTACCACGTTTCAATGCGTTCAAAAAGGTGTTGTGGTCGGCATGTTTCGTTATGTCAATCCTCCCCCGCCGATCTTTCCTCAGTACCTCAAGGGTCGAATGACTCAGCAAGAAGAGGATGCTCCAAGGCGCTATGGGCCTCTAGGTCGTCCGTATTATCGTGAGTTCGCTCTCAGGTATTCTTACACTTTTGAATCAGATGTACCGTTGCTAGGTCATCCTAACAGGTGGGTCTAATATGCCTTCGACGATTCTTTTTCGTGCTGATGCCACCAAAGTTGCTGGCCAATCATCGATCACGATCACTGGCTATGACGTGGCAACTACCTACAGCTTGACGATTGGTAACAAGGTTGTCAGTACGCTCGGCGTGGGCGGCACAGCGGCAACGACTGCGGCGGCGCTGCAAGCGTTGGCAGCGGCATCACAAGACCCAGAGTTCCTTGAACTTAATTTCACTGTTATCAGTGCAACGATCTTTTGGACTGCCAAAGTTGCTGGTGTGGCGTTCAATGTAACTGGAGCGCCGACGGGTGGCGCTGGAACCATGTCAGGCGTTTCTATCGTTATTGCGAGCAGTGGCCCTGGCGATCTTAGCGTGTTGGCTAATTACAGCGGCGGTGCATTGCCAGCCGCTGGCGATACTTTGATTTTTGAAAATCTGAGAACTGCCTCAACAGACATTCGATATGGTCTTTCAGCGCTATCAGGCATTGCGCTGGCTAAGATCATCTTCAGAAATTGCAGCATCGATTTTGGTTTGCCACAACTCAATCAACTTGGCTATTTTGAATATCGCCCTCAGTACCTCACTTTGAATGCTGCCATCATTGAGTTCGATTGTCCTGAGTGTCAGCTTGGACGACTTGATACAGGAGCAAATCAAGTTGCGATCACAGTAAAAGCAACAGGCACCAGCAAGGTCAATGGGCTAAAAACTCTGCTCTGGAAAGGCACGCATGCTTCTAATGTCTGTTATTTCGATAGGGGTCAGATTGGTGTAGCTGTGCTGGCTGGCGAGACTGCTGTGATCGCTACGATGAATTGCGGATATGTTGTCTCGGCTACATCTGATTCAGTTGTCCAGATCGGATCGAATGCAAGCACCGTAACTCTTGGAACAGTTAATCGAACTGGTGGAACGCTCGACCTCTATTGCGGTACAAGCGGCACGATCACCAGCAAAGAGAGCGCTGGCTTGATCAGACTGTTCACGAGCAGCACGACAGCATTCCTCTTGAGCTATGCTGGTAGCATTCAGCATTTCGGAAGCGGCACGATCACCAACATGACTCTCGGCAATAATGTTTCTTTTGACAGCACTCAGAATGAATATGGCTTCCAGATTACTAACGTGGTGCAAGGGTATAAAGGCTGTTCGTTCATTGATCCATTCAAGCGGGCTGTTGCTCCTGCGGCGGCTGTTTGGCTTGGCATCAAGGGCAATGGTTGTAAGAATAAGGACATGACCGTAGACCGGGGCGAAGATTGCATCATCCAGGCTGCTTAATTCTATGCCACATTTCGAGCAAGGTACTGTCAACTTCCCTGGCATACTCGCCCCCGTAGGGGGGCGATATGCTTTGACGAGAGGCATCAACCCTGGCATCATTGAGATTCATTGTTGCAATCAGAGAATTGAAAACTTCCGTGGTGCCACTGGCTCTGTTATCTTTCAGCATCAGTCCACCGGGTTCTACTTAGAGTTGATCAATTGCAGAGTGTTCCATCACGATCTGATGATTGGTGGAACCAACAAAGAACTCACGATAGCTCTTGAGGATCGGCGCTGGCTCTGGCGGTTCCCTAGCATCAGCGGCTGTTACAATCGCAAGACAGCCGATCAGACGATTTACAAAAACTATCGAAAGAATCCGCAAGAGTTGGCGAAGTTATGCCTTGAAGCGATGGACGAAAAAGGCTATGACGTGTCAGCGCTTCCCACCAACGACTACCCCCCTATTGAGTGGTACGCCAGTAATGCAGCGGCGGCGCTGGAGAATCTTGTCAACCTTTATGGTTGCTGTACGACGCTGAACCTCAATGGTTACGTCGTCATCTGCAAGATCGGCGTGGGCAATCCTCTTCCTCTCAATCTACCATACGACACCAACAACGAAGCGATCATAGCCCCTATACTTCCTGATAGTTACGAAGTGCATTTCGGGCCGACAAAGTATCGGGTAAATTCCCTGCTACAGTCAGTGGCCATTGACGTGGATGGCGTGATCAAAGGTGCGAACGAAGTAAGCTACAAACCAAAGGTAACAGAAACTGGCGGCACTCCTCAATACGCCTGGGACACTGAGATTCCTGGCACGTTCCCTGTGCTGCTTACAAAAGAACTTGAAGGCAACGCTCACTCTGGCCAGCGCCTATTCATTATGGACTTGGCCCGAAAGAGCATGTTCAAATACTTCCAGATCAGCACATATCAGCCTGATCCTTCTGCTAGCGACCAGAGCCGTGGCGCTCCGATGGAGATACCGGGTTGCAAAATCAAGATCGAGGATATTGATCAGTTGTTGCCAATCGACGACACGCTTTACAATGTGTGTCTCGATCCTAGTGCTACTGCTCAAGACCTGAAGAATAATCGATTCAACCAAGTGTCAGATACCAATTCGATTTCTGAACGGTTGTGGGATGTTGTTGATCTAAGTTTGGTTTGGGGGACGTTCTTCAAGTCCCTTGGCCACTTCATTGGCACTGCAAAGCAAACAAGTGAGATTGCTTTCAAAAAACCTGAAGGCGAAAACAGTTACAATGCTGGCGGTTATCAGATCGACAAAGAGCGTGGCATCGTCATGTTCGATGATTATGTGTACAAGATGACTAACCCTGATGATGTAAATAATTCAAAGAGGACTTTTCCCGATCTGGCATTGAGCTTCATGACCTCAGTGCGTGACAGGAAAACAGGGGCATTCGACCACTATACATATAAACGAGACAGCAAGATCACCAAGAAGAATGGCACCAAACCTCAAGTGATCATGAAGCCAGAGTATCAACTCGTGGTGACTCACGAGATGTTGAACGGTGGCAACCCTGGCCCGGCAAAACAAGTCAACAAAAAGATGCTCGATCAGATCGCTGAATACTACATCAACTTCGTTGAGCAGACTTCCTTGCTTCAGAATCCACAAACGATCAGATACAATGGGCTGCAAGCTGTCAACCCTGATGGTGCGGTCGTGAGCGTGACATTTGAAGTGGGCGGCGGCGGTGCGAAGACGACAGCAAGCTACAATGATGAACGCCATCCGTGGCTTCAGCCTTATGAAACTCGCCGCCTGAATGAGCGAACTCGACAAGGAATCAATCAGTTCGGCTTTATTCCACCAGCTTTCTTTTTTGCTCCTCGTGCCTTTCCTTATAACATGGGTTCTGTATTCTCAAATGTGCAGCCATCAAGGCGCTAACTTGGGGAAATGATCATGAAAGCTGGCACTGTTTTTCCAAAAGATCACGAGACGTTTGGAGCTTGGGTAGGCAAAGCTGCTACCTACATTTCAAAAGATCAGGGCGTGGTGATCGCAAAGAGCGTGGTAGTTGATAATGGTTTTGAAATTGCTCTGAGTGTCGGAACCGACGACAAGATCACTCTTCAGCACATTGGGGCAGATGGTAGACTTCATTGGGCTGTTGTGTCACCAGAAGCATACGAAAGAGCAGTCGTCGAAATGCTCGAAACGCTCAAGGGGAAGGTGAAGCTCATTCCTAAAGACACTGAAGAGGTCGTGTCTTAGAAACTTCGCGGGGTGGACCAGCGGTAGGTCGTCGGGTTCATAACCCGAAGGTCGTGAGTTCGATTCTCACCCCCGCAATTTTGGTGAGCCATGCTCGATAGAGAACAATCAACCCCTCATACTGATTTTCAGCGCAAGATACCTTGCTTCAATAATAGTGAGACCGTCACACTCCCAGCCTTCGGTAGCTGCTCTGCAATTGATATGGATGTGGATGACACTTCAGGCGAGGGATCGTTGACTGTAGACGTGCCAGCGAACGATAACGACAAGCTGGCTTACTTCGTGACTGAAGCTGCTATCCCACCCCAAAGTTCTGGATTCGTTCAAGTCGATTTCCCTGCTCTTGCTCTGTATGACGATGCTGATGGCACTCCTGGCTTGGATGAGCAGTGGGGGACAAAAGCTGGTGAGGTCAAGCTCAGAAAGGGCAAGACGGGATTCCTAACCCGCCCTTGGGCTGCTGGCGTGACTCCTAGAATCTCTAACTCAGTGGTAGTAGAGAGGGAAGTATGCCGGTTCTAATCGGCCCTGATATGTGTCTGAGACGACTTCCAGTGATCAACAACACTGCTGAAGACTGTCCTGTGTATGGCGCGTGTGAGATTTCTAGGCCAGATGAAAACGGTGTTTATCAACTTAGGAAGCCTGACAAAGATGATTCAGGCACCGCCTACATCAATACAGAATCAGTGATCAAAGCTAATGGCGGTAGAGGGTATGTTTGCCGCCAAACTCCGACGTGGGCTTTATATCATGCTGCCGATGGCGATCCTGACAACAGGGAGAGCATAGGCACTCGATCTGGCTTCTGGGAATTGCACCGGGGGTACGAAGGGTTCATAGTTATTGGTGGTGCTGATGGAACCAAAGTCTATGTAGAAAGAGACGTAACGTGTCGTGATTTAGTGAGCGGTGGGTATTACGGGTATTATCCAGCAGGTCGTCCAGCTTCCAATCCATCAGATTGCCCCTCATGCCCAGGAGGAATCGGACCATCACAGATCATTGTTGACGTATTATTTTCTGGCAGTTGCTCTGGGAATTACACAATAGACGAACACGCCACAGGAACATCTTTATCTTTCTCATGTACTTCAGCAGGAATAGTTGAGCCTGTTTGCTTGCCACCGACAGCGCCATCGTCGCATCGCAGCAAAATACAAAGTGTTGTCGAAGAACATTCGTGCTTTTCTAATGTGACGATAACATACACGCACGTTGGTGGTAATGTTTTCGTTCCCGATGTGTCAACTCTGCATGGTTGCAAGTTGCATTTCTACGGGAAGATGTGCAACAGCCTTGGCGTGCCAGAGTCATACGATTTTACTGCTGAAACTATTTTAACAGTCGAGAATATCACACTAAACGCTGGCTGCACTTCTGCAACCATAGCGTTCACAGGAAGTATCATTTATACTCCGGCGACAATAACTTTGATGTTTGCCACCTTTACAGTGCCCACTGATTTCTGCGTATCTATTTGCCCCGAAAACTATTCAAAGACAATTACTGGCTCGCCGTTGTGCATTGGTTCTGCAAGCCCGTTCCCGACGGCCCCTCTCTTTACTTGCGATTGCCACATGGCATCTATTGCGTGGAGGCTGGCTTAAAATGAAAATAAGTCTGCCATCATGTTCTTACCAAGGAGAGATTACAGAGGGACGATTTTTTTGCTCGAATCCACATGTTGTGTCTCGCCTGCCTGATGGCAAGCATGACATATCTATTTGCGACAAATGTAATCGACACTCGGAGAGGCCGCAAGAGAAACCGCATGCACCTCAAAACAAATCTAGCAGCAATCTTCTTCGCTCACTTCCTATCGCCAAGCAATGCAAGTATTTAGGCGACCGGCTCACGCCGGAGGAAGTCAAAGAAAAGCAGTTGACGGGATGCCGAACTTGTAGCGGTGAAGTACCTGCGTTTCATTGCAAGTTTCCCGGCATGAAGAAGTTTAATGACGGGCCGTATACTCGGATTGCTGAGTGCATGAACTGCACGGACTGGAAAGGCAAAGACACCATCATCGAATCTCCTGCTTACGGCAAGCACGGCGTGGTCATAGGCTCCTACGGCATGCCGGGTGTGGTTGAGCTCTCCATCGCCATGATCCGTGAGACCTGCGGCCCGGACATACCCATACTCATTGCCGACGACTGCACTCCTGAATCGATGGGCAGGCAGCGGCTACTCTCGCTTCCCACAAAATACCCTGGTGTTTCACTACACATGACTGGCGAGAACTTGGGGCACGCGCCGGGCGATATCCGTGCCTACCGCAACGGTATCAGATGGGCCGAAAAGCACGGCATCAAATACATCTGCAAACTCTCCCAGCGGTTCATCTTTTTGTCTGATCGCTGGCTTCAAGATGTTGTTAGGGAGATGGAGATTCACGGATATGCTACGTCTAGCCAACGAGCGGTGCATCTTCACATGCAGTTCGCTATCCGGTCAGAGTGCGTGTTCATGGATGTGAAGAAATGCGTAAATAGTCCAGGGTTAATGGCGAGGCTCGATCCTCCTGGCGGTAAAATACCAACTTCAGCAGAGAGTTGGTTGCATGCTGGAATTAACGAAGGTAAATTATTACCGGTCATGCGATGCCGCCTGATGCCGGTAGACAGGTTTGGAAAACACAGCTCTGTTCTTTGGCACAACTCAGATGCCGATGATAGTTGTCAGGGGGGGGCTGAAGCATATCATAATCTTGCAAAAGAAATGGGCATTGACCTTGGGCCTGAGTTTAGTGGCGCTGGCTGGCATGTCATCGCATCAATGCGGCCCGATGCTAATTATAAAATGCTTTAGTCTTGACCTTTCTCACGCAATGTGTATATGGTTAGCCAATAAGGGGAATCACGCCATGTCGAAAATCTTTACAGTCCTGTCATTATTACTGCTCATCGGCTGTAACCAGCAGCCTACGACAGCACAGATCGCTGAAGGCATCATGATAGCCGAGAAAGAAAAGAAGCTCGACAACATGCTTGATCGGCTTAAATCAATGAAGGCACACGCTCAGAGCATTAAGGATATTTCAGCAAGTAAGTAATGCGGCATCCTTGCCGACAGTTCTCAATCTCCTAGCTATATGCTACACGGCCAGGAGATAGATATATGTTTCGGTTCAAGATGGTTGCTTTTGCCTTTTTAATTCTTTGCGGGCAAGCATTCGGGCAAAACAAAATCAGAATGAGTGTTGTGCCGACTGGATCGCCAGCACCAATAACCTACAAGGAAGTAACGCTTGAACTTGGCCAGATGTATACTGTTGAGTTCGCTACAGCAGACAATAAAGCTCCTTTTGGTGGCCAGCCTTATTCGGTCGAATGCGAAGCGGTTGGAAGTAATACACCTTCGACCTGGATTCGTGGCCTTGTGCCTCTCGACAACAACTACAAGAACCTTGCTCCTGAAAATCTGATCGACACTGCAACAGTATTTGTCAGCGATGAAACTCCTGATGCCATGGTGTTGCGAGCAGTCTGCAATAACAGAACAGTTTTCAGGGCGAACATCACGGCGATCAAGAAAAAGAAACCGCCACAACCTAGCCCCTATCTTGCTGCGCTCACCACTGCGGCTGCTCTTGATCATGCCCAGCCAGTCGAGCTATCGACGCTGGCGATGGCGTATAAAAACGTTGCTGGCATGATGGGTTCACTAAAGACTGGCCGGGACGTTTGGTCAGCAATCGGTATTGAGTACCTAAAAATATCTGCTGGCAGTTTGATTCAGACACGAGATGCCATCAGCAAGATTCTGATGAGCGATACGGTGCGGTATTACGATCTACAGTTGACAGCAGACGACTCGAAAGCGCTCAAGCTCATTCTGGTAAACATTGAGACAGCACTTGAGGCGTTGGCAGCAGGGCCAACGCCTTCGCCGCCGACGCCCGGCCCGCCTACCCCTAATCCTGTTTCCCCTTCGCCTTTCTCTGATCCTGGCTTCAGGGTGCTAATCGTTTACAAGACAGCAGACAAAGGAAAGATTCCACAGTCTCAGGATATAGCACTCAGGGCGGCTGCTCTGAGGACGTATCTCAATGCAAAGTGTGTCAAGGTCGATTCAACTCCTGAATGGCGAATCTGGCCGGATGATGTTGACACAGCGAACGAAAAACCGATCTGGCAGAATGCTATGAAGCTACCTCGTGCCAGCACTCCTTGGATTTACATTGGCGACGGTCAAAAGGGAATCTCTTGCGCTCTGCCCGCTGACACAGATGGCGTTCTAAAGCTATTGCAGCAATATGGTGGGCAATGAGATTATTCGGTTACTTGCTCGAATTGATTGCCTTTTTTGTTCGCTGTCGTTTTACGATAGAGAACTGGAAGCAAAGTAGAAAGCGAAGCCAACGCATAGGAGCTTGAATCATGGCTGAAGAAATCATCATACACGATGGCAACTACACCGACTTCATCGATTGTGAAGTGAACGGCGAAAAGAAACACCGTGGGCTGAAGCCTCGTAACTATGCTATCCACCCGGTAGGCTGCTTTGCGTTCGCTCCACGCTTTAGCCTTGACATTATTCCTGAATCACAGTGGCAATCACGTCTTGATGAATTGATCGCCCGCAAAGCTCAGCTATCAGATATTCGCAACACCGGTATGAACGGCTCAAGGATTCCTTCTCGTGATCAAAACGGAAGAGGGTACTGCTGGGGGCATAGCTCGACGAGCGTAGCGATGATCTGGCGGGCGTTAATGGGGCTGCCTTATGCTGATCTGTCGGCATATGCCGTTTGTTGCATCATCAAACGGTTCAGAGACGAGGGCGGCAATGCAATCGATTCTCTATCGTTCATGGCTGACAGGGGCATACCTACCAGTCAGTATTGGCCTCAGCAGTCAACCAACAGATCGAACGATAATCCGCAAACGTGGGCCAATGCTGCTCTGCATAAGTTCGCTCCTAACTGGATGGACTTAGACACTGATCAGGATCAGATGCGAGCGCAGTTGGTAACGTGTCTGCTACTTGGCATTCCTGTTGCCACTGATTTCGATTGGTGGGGACATTCGGTTGCTTCTATCGATCTTGTCAGTGTCAGACCATTCAGAACACGCATCTGGAACTCTTGGGGCGACGATTGGAGCGATAACGGCATGGGCCTACTCGAAGGATCGAAGGCGATTCCCAATGGTGCTGTAGCTGCCTTAACGATGAGCGCTTCGTACAACTAAATAGATATAAAGTCCGTTGGCGGCACAACGCCGCCAAGTTCTTTCTTTTGTGGAGTCTGACATGATGAATTGCATCCGTTTTCTTCTGAGCAACGCTGACCGCATTGGCGGTGACGTTTCTGATGTTGCTGTCACCCCTTCGCCGCTGGCCACTGATATTGATCACACTACTCTTGTCCTGGCGAACGGGCAAAAGATAGTTGGCTCTGATCTGTCTGTGTTCATCAATAGCCTTGGTGGACTTTCGACGATCTTCAGCCCTGCCAACATCATCGCTTTGCTCAATCTGTTCTTCCGTCCAACGCCAGCGCCAGCCCCGACACCTGTACCGCCATCACCAGCGCCAGCGCCGTTCAATCTGGCAGCGTTGCTTACTGGCCTCCTACAGTTGCTTCAGCAGTTCCAGCCTGTCGCCCCGGTTGTTCCCGGCCCGACGCCTACCCCTTCGCCGGTGCCTACGCCACCTAAGATGATGGCGTTGCCTGTCGAGAAGCGTCCTTCCAAGGAAGACGTGTTGAATGATCTGAAGGCGAAGGGCGTTGCTGTTGGGATGATTCCGATTCCTCTCTTGGTGATGCTCATTCAGTTGGCGATTCAGTTTGGCTTGCCATTCATCCAAAGTTGGTTGAAGCCATTCACGCCAGCAGCGAACGGCCCGAAGGTCACTCACTAAGATTGGCAGCGATCAACTCACGAGGTCAAGAGATGGCTCTTGACCTTCTTTTAGGCTCACACTTTTCAACAGGGAGGTAGCTATGAAGACTCTAATCTTTCTACTGCTTGCTGTCTTATGCTCTCCAATTGCAGCAAACGACATTCCCACGCCGCCCGGTTATATACCACGTCCGCCCGGCTGGATCGCTCCCAAGCCAGAAGCGAAGATCACGCCTAAGCAAGACATGCTGGAAGATCAAATTGTTACAGCTACTCCACTATCTGTAAAAGCTGGCAGCGGCATTGCTTCTTATGAAGTGCATTGCGATGAAGACGCCGAAATCTTTATCGGTGGCTATCCGACGACTCTGAAAGGCACAGTCAGGGTATTCGAGACCCACCCAAACCTGAGCAATGCAACAGGGCATTACATTTTCAAGATGCGTGTTTTCAGGAACGGTGTATACTTTGAATCTGAGAAGACGGTTGACCACAAGCCCGGTGAGCGCCAAGTTGTGACGTTTGATGAACAAGTTAAGCAAGCCAGATCATTGGACAACTATCGCAATTACAGCCCTGCCATGTCTTATTCACCGTCGATGGTGAGTAGCGATGAATGCAGCACTTGAGGGCGACGATAAACCCAAGCCCCCAGTTCGGGGGCTTTTTCTTTGTTGACTCTTTACGGCAAGCGTGTAAGCTCATATATATATGTGAGCAGTAAACGGGAGAAGTGGCAATGGCTAGCAGATACACGATCTTCAGCTTGGATGACAAGACGGTAAAAAAGCTGAATGAGATAACAAGAAAAGTGAAACTTGGCAAGCGTAATAATCGGAGCTTCGCCGTTCGCGCTCTGATCGACTATTGCAGTGACCCGAAGATCACCGCACTGGTAGCAAAGAAAGTCAAGGAAATAGCTGAATTGGAGTTGGCTAAAGCGTAGCACTTTTTCTTGGTGTCATGATGACAAAGGCAGATAAGCAACCGACATTGTTTGGTGATTTTGACAATGCTGCAAAAGCACAAGCAGCAAAAAGAAATCAGGTGGTGGCAGATGCTGCCAAGCAACAGCGGCTGGTGTATGGTTTCATCACCAGCAAAGGGCTGATCGGTGCGACTGACAACGAAGGCATTGAGTATTTCAGAGAGCATTTCAAAGCAGAATGGCCCACTGTCGAGAATGGCTACCGTGCGAGACGTGGCGAGCTAGCTGAAGACACTTTTATTGAAAAACATCCCATTCCACGCATAGCGGGCCGACGATCACATACCGTCTGGATCGATGCAAAGTTGCTGCCTGATGCTATCAGAGCAGCCGAGTTAGTTTCTACCCCAAGCAAGGAGGACTGAGTATGCTCGTGCTAAGCCGAAAAAAACATGAAGCGATCATCATCAATGACAACATCACAATCAGTGTGGTTGAGATACGGGGCGACAAAGTGAGGATCGGTATCGTTGCGCCGAAAGAAGTGCCAGTGCATCGTCAAGAAGTGTATGAGGCGATTCACGAAAAAGAATCTTCCAGAAATCTGTTGCAGCCTGCCTGACTAGATATATATTTAGTCGCAAGGTCTGGAAGGCATGAAAAACGCACCCCCTCTTGCCGATTCATGGTGATTGGTATTGCTCAGTCCGTGAGATGTAAAAGCCCCCATGAATACGATCAAGCGAATCCTTCGACGACTGCAAAGCACGGTCGGCAATCGTGCCTCTTCAGTGGGTGTGGATCAGACCTTTTACACTTTTCATAAAGGGACAAAATGCTAACAGGAGAAGATAGGCTAGCATGGCTCATTGAGCGACGAAAAGGCATCGGGGCATCTGATGCCGCTAGCATCATGGGTGTAGGTAAATGGGGAACTGCCCTCAGTGTGTGGCTCGACAAGACGAGCGATGAACCACCGAAGGAAGAGAGTGAAGAGACTCAATTCCAGCGGGGTAATTTTTTTGAGCCAGTCTGTGCAAGGCTCTATGCCAACAAGACTGGCGAAGACTTATACAAGCCAGCGCCGATACTCTGGCACGACGATCTGGACTGGATGTATGCTTCACTTGATTATCGCCGCAAGAGCGATCACCGGCCTATCGAGTGCAAGACGACACGAACTATGGAAGAGTTCGGAGAGCCTGATTCAGATCAAGTGCCAGCCTATTATGCGATTCAAGCCCAGCAGCAAATGGAAGTTGCCGACCAGCCGTTTGTAGACTTCTCTGTTCTCTGCGGGTTCGATCACTTCATTTACACAGTGAAGCGAAACTATGAAATTGCCGCCATGATCATCGAAGTAGGAGGGCAGTTCTGGGAGAACGTCAAGTCAAGAATTCAGCCCGATATAGATTGGGCTCACAAAACCACGCCAGAACTGATGAAGACGCTGTACCAAAAGGTAAAGCGCCGTACCATCACACTCGGCGGCGAAGCCGTCTTGCTTCACGATCAGTATGAGCAACTGAAGCTGGAAGAGAAGACAGCAAAGGAAGCAAAGGAATTGATACATGCGAAGATGAAGGCTTTGATGGGTGAAGCCGATGTAGCCGAGTTGTCAGACGGATCGAAATGGACTAGGGCTGAAATCAAAAACCCAGGGTACACGGTTGCACCGTTTACCTACATCACTCTTACCCCAAGACGTTCTAAAGCACAGAAAGCGAACGGTGGCCAATGAGTTCAGGTAATCAGAATGTGAACGCCAACGAGCCAGATCAGGATTTCATTGATGCTGAGCATACTGTCTCAGATTCTATCGTTCAGCTTCCAAGTAACCTTGGGACGATCCAGCGGGCTGAAATCGATCAGCAGATTGCTACCGCCAAGCGATACCCACGCAAGGTAAGCGAAGTTCTGAAAGAAGCTCAGTCGATGGCATGCGAAGACGAGAAAACCGCCATGACGATGTATTACAACATTCCACGAGGCGGGAAGAATATCGAAGGCCCAAGCATTCGACTTGCTGAAGTGATTGCTTCAACGTGGGGCAACTTGCGGGTACAAGCTCGAATCGTTGAAAGCTCTGATGACTTCGTAACTGTTCAAGCAATGTGCCACGATCTTGAGCGCAATACCGCAGTGAGTGTTGAGAAGAGAAGACGTGTCACGAAAAAGAAAACAGCGAAGCGCCCAGACGCTGATGATATTAACATTGCCGGGCTTGCTGGTATGTCGATAGCTTTAAGGGATGCTGTCTTCAAAGTTGTGCCAAGAGTGTATGTTGATCGAATCATGTTAGCTGCTCAGCGCGTTGGCCTGGGAGACGCCAAGAGCGTTTCAGCAAGTCGTCAAACATGGTTTGAATACTTTGCCAAAATGCGGATAAAGCCAGAGCAGATTTTCGCTGCTCTTGGTGTTGCAGGCATGGAGGATGTTGGCGTGGAAGAGATGGTCAAGTTGAGGGGTTATGCTACAGCGATCAAAGATGGTGAAGCGAAGCTAGAAAACGTGTTTCCGCCTCTTGAGCTTCCCAATGACAAGCCCAAGGGCAATGATGCCACGTTGAATGCCATCAAAGAAAAGCAGCCAGCGAAGCCAGCAGAGACAGCCACCAAACCTGCTACGCCAGCGCCAGAAGCTGAGAAGCCGAAGGAAGCAGCAAAGATGCCTCCTGTTCAAAAACCTGCCCCTAAACAAGAGCCAGCGAAGCCAGCACCGACGCCAGCGCCAGTCAAAGAGCATGAGCCGCCGCCCGTTGCTGAAGTGGCATCGCCGAAAGAGGTAGAAGAATCGCCTAGCGAGATTGATGACAGAGAAGAGACGCCAGCTTGGTATGATAACTGGATCACTACTATTGCCGCCATGTCTCCGAAGACCTGGGAGAGGACAAGGCAATGTCTAAATACTCTTGTTGGGCAGATTAAAGAAGAAATCAATGCTCACCAGAAGCCGCACTACGAAGAGCTTATCAAGCTCTGGGCTGAGCGTGTCGCTGAAATGTGCGACAAGCCAAGTATGCTCCTCGTTGCTGAATCAGTAGTCAAGCCTTTAGAGAAAGTCTTGACGCCGGCAAGTTATGCCCATGTGGTCGACGTTCTGGCAAAGAAGAAAGCGGCTGCAAGTCAATCGTAGTTCAGCAGGGGTGCCTCTCTGCTGTCGAGGGTGGGAGCGTTTTAATAGCGGCGCTCCCACCCTTCCAGCTTCTCAAAAACAAGGATGATCGACGTGGCATTCGTTGACTGGATCAAAGTCGAACACACGACACCGAACAAGCAAGAGCTTTTCAAAATTGCAAAAATACTGAAGCTCGAACCCGATAGCGTTCTGGGAAAGGTCGTTCGTTTCTGGATATGGGCTGATCAGAACACCGAGGACGGTAACACAATTGTAACAGATTTATGTTACATAGATCATGTGGTTAACTTCAATGGTTTTGGTTCAGCACTTCTTGAGACTGGATGGATTGAACGCCTGGGCGAAAACTTCGTCATTCCTAGATTCGATAGACATAACTCGGAATCAGCTAAAAAACGAGCTAATACTCTTAGAAGAGTGCAAAAGCATAGATCGGCTGGTAACGCTTCTGTAACAAAACCGACGTTACAAAAACCTCAGAAAAATGTTACACTCTCTTCGTCTCCGTCTCCGTCAGTGTCTCCGTTAGAAAAAGAGGAAGAAAAAATACCAATCACAGATGATGAATTTAAAAAAACGGTCGATCAGTTTGAAACTTACACGGAAGACGAGTTTACTGGTAAGCCGCCAGCACCGCCGCAAGATCGCCAGGGTGAGCCAGAATCGACGTACCACCCGATCATCGCTGAGTTCGACGACGAGACGAAAGAACAGGCTACAGCGTTCGTGGTGTGGTATCAGGAGCGAAGATTTTGCCAGCCGATCACACACACTGAGCAGTACCGCCGAGACTTGCGATCTGTCGCCGGTGCCATTCGAGCGTTCAAAAAACAAAAGCCTTGGGAGAAGTTGGCCGGTTACATGGCGAACCCGCCCGACGATCACCCGACCGACGTTAAGATTTTCCAGATTCTTGGTTATCTCGGGCTCGTCACTTCGCTACCAACTCAGAACACTCGACAGCAGGACGACGAGGCGAAGGCCATGGCGATCTTGAAAGGGGGCAAGTCATGACGAGCGAAGAGCTGATGGAGTTCAACAAACTCTATGCTTCACAGATGAACACAACACTTGAGACAGCAGCGAAGGTCATGGAACCTTGGCTACATCGATTCAATCAATGCACGTTCTCTGCTGTCAAAGATGCGTTCATGGCGTTGCTGATGGAAGAGAGCATGCCGAAAGAAAATCATCAGCGCATGGTTGCACTGATCAAGAGAGTCAGAAAAGAAGTGCCGAGAGAGGAAGAGTCACCAGACAAGAATGCTCGCGCCCCCGACGACAGCTATTCGACGTGGTGCAATCGCTGCTATGACGGCATTATCTATGTCCCGCATCTTCACAACTTTGTCAACGGCCAGTGGTGGAAGGGCGAGTATGACATGGTGGTGAGATGCGTTTGCAGTCGTGGGTGGAAGTACGGCAAGATGATGAACATCGACGACTATGAACGCCAGCGCCCAAACTGGCGAGATGAAGTACCGATCAGGAAGATGGACTTCAGAATCAAATACACACAAGCACGCCTTCAAGAAGTGATCGGCGGCAACGACAGAGTGGCTATCGAGCATTGGGAGTCGAGATGTGTCATTGCTGGTCGTGAGTACGATATATATACAGAAGAACAGAAAAAGAAAGCACGAGTAGACGAACCAGTTCCTATGTTCCTTCAAGGAGAGTTAGATGAGCAGCAAGAAAGCCAAGCCAGCGAAAGTGGATCAGCACACCGAGAAGCTGACACGCAAAATGAAAATCATAAGGAGCTTGCAAGCTGATCTGGTATCACTCGACAAAGAGCAAGAGGAGAAAGATGCTGCCATAGCGTCTGCTACCGAAGAGCTTCACAAGTTCTCTGAAGCTGATCTTGAAGGCGATGAGCTATTTCGAGTGAAGTTCAAACACAAGAAACAACTCTTGCAGCGAACGAAGCGCGCCATGGACGTAGCCAAGAGCAAATGGGAGAAGCTCAAGAAAGATCGCAATCAGTTGATCGATGATCTGATTGAACTCGACAAGGGTTCGCTGGAAGATTCGTTGCCACTGATCGTGCAAAGCAAGTTGACGAAAGACCCTGACAACGCCTGGAAGGATGTGCCAGTCTCGCATCTCAAACAACATGGGCTGGCAGAGTCGATCATCGAACATTTTCAGACTCACGGCATCGACACACTCGGCAAGGTCGAAGAGTTCAGAAAAAAGCACGAGGTCAGCACTCTCGACAACATCACTGAGACGATGGAAAAGAAGTTCGACGCTGCACGAGATGAGTTTCTTGAAGCCTACAACTCTTTCCTGACCGGCGAAGAGGAAGGGGATGAAGCTGAAGCGGAGAAGAAGGAACTCACCATCGACGATCTGAAGCTGTCAGAAGACGTGATCGACAAGCTGAAAGCTGAAGGCATCGCCAGCGTCAAAGACATGACCGAGTATCTCAAGAAACACGGTCAAGACGAACTCAAGAAGATGCTCGGTTCCCGTTCATTTGAGAAACTCAAGGAAGCGATCAAGTAACATGACAAACAATCGTAGGGCGATGTTGTATTGCGGCGATGCTGAGCATCTGCCCTACCCCGATAAATCTGTTGACCTTGTGTTTGGTAGCCCGCCATACACTGATGCCCGCAAACTTGCGGGCATGACGGTCTATAAGTGTGAGCAGTGGATTGAATGGATGCTCAGAGTCACTAAGGAAGCGTGTCGAGTCAGTCGAGGTCTGGTCGTCTGGGTAGTCGCTGGCAATTCTCGCAAGTGGAAGTACCAGCCAGCGCCAGAGGGACTGCTCTATCGCTGGTACGCTCAAGGCGGCGTGGCGTGGTGTCCTGCTTACTGGTACGCATCTGCTCGAAACATTGGCAGCGGCGGGCCTCAGTGGTTGCGGCGTGATGTTGAATACTGTCTAGCGTTCACTGACAAGCAAGGGCCGATACCATTTGCTGACAACAAAGCGAACGGAGCGCCATGCGTGTACAAGCCGGGTGGCGAGTTCAGCAATAGAGAGCAGTCAGGCAAGCGAACGAACGAAGGTAAAAAAGGCAAGAAAGCATACACGCCGCCGAAGATCGCCAACCCTGGAAATCTATTGCACATTAACGTAGGCGGCGGTCATCTCGGTAGTGAGCTTGCTCACAAGAATGAAGCACCGTTCCCAGAATCGCTGGCTGATTTCTTCATCAAGCATCTTGTACCGCCGAACGGAGTTGTATGCGATCCCTTTGTGGGATCGGGAACCACGATCATTTCAGCACTGAAGAATGGTAGACGAGCGATAGGAGTTGACATACGACAGTCACAGATCGATCTTTGTCAAGAAAGGCTGGCGAAGTATGGAACCTAGAATCATAGCTCTGATCTTCATCATGTCCATCGGGGTACTTTGGTTTTTCATTTACAACTTCTCTAAGATGCCGCCACCACGATTATGATCAGCAAGACATACAAAGCATGCGGACACACGGTAGAAGACACTCAGAGGCCACCGCTTCGCTGTCCGATCTGCAAGCTGATGAATAGTGAAGTGAGGTCGTCACAGCGCACCACGATCAACTTGCCGCCTGAAGACGAGCTAGCTAGTCAGATCGAGCATGCTGAAGAGTTCAAAGACCTACGGCCGCTACGCCAATACAAGTTCGCTGAATATCACGGAAGGAAGTTTGCTTTTGATTTCTGTTGGCCCCAGTCAATGGTGGCAGTCGAGGTAGATGGTGGAACAACCAAGAAGGGCGGCGGGCGTCACAATCGAGCGAAGGGCTATCGTAAAGACACTGAGAAGCTCAACCTAGCTGGACAAATGGGATGGACTGTCTACCGTTATGTGAGTCAAGATATATATAACGGCACGGCCCTCAAAGACCTCAAGAGGATATTTGCACAATGAACGAAGCAAACGAACTCAGTCACATAGAAGAAGGTCTACAGCAGTTCGCTGTAGAAATCGACACTATTCAACTTGATCCCGCCAATGCCAGAAAGCACAACGAAAAGAACTTGGCGGCTATCCGTGGTTCACTCAGCGCATATAAGCAACGTAAGCTGGTGATCGTCAACAAAAACACTAATTGCATTGAGGCTGGCAACGGCACATATACAGCAGGCAAGGCGCTCGGATGGAAGTGGATCGCCGTTCTCTTTGTCGATGATGATCCAATGACTGCCACTGGTTTTGCCATTGCAGACAATCGCACAAGTGAATTGGGAACCTGGGATCAGGAAGTTCTATCTCAGCAACTTGATGCGATGGCGTTGCCGGGCATAGAAGAACTTGACGAGATGTTCACCGATCTAATTGAAGCTCACCAGACTCCTGACTTCACCCCAGCCCCTTTGAGCGATCAAGGCAAGTTGGACGAAATGAAAATGATCCATTGTCCTGAGTGCGGTCATGAGTTCCACAACAAATAGTCTGAAGCTCGATTGGTGCAGCTATCAAGCGGCCAAGCATGCTGTTCTGAACTGGCACTATTCAAAAGCGATGCCCAACGCCAAGCTAGCGCGAATTGGTGTCTGGGAAGATGGCAAGTTCATCGGGGTGATTCTCTACGGGCGAGGGGCCACTTCAGCACTCGTGCAACGCTTTGGACTCAAGATGGAAGAAGGATGCGAGTTGGTTCGCATCGCCATCAAAAGTCACAAAACACCAATTTCTCGAATGGTGGCGATTGCAAACAAAATGCTGAAGAAAGCATTTCCTAAGTTGAGGCTCATTGTGTCATTTGCAGACACGAGCCAAGGGCATCATGGCGGCATCTATCAGGCGGGCGGCTGGGTGTATTCGGGAATGTCCACACCAGCAAAGGAATATATAGTCGGCAAGAAACGCTATCACGGCAGATCATTCAGAAACAGCCCCTACAAAAACATGGAAGGCCACCCTTCTGTTAAAATCGTGATGGGGAGTGCCAAGCATCGCTACTTAATGGCCCTGGACGATCAAATGAAAGCTCATATAGAAAAGACGAGGAAGCCATATCCGAAACGCGCGCCTGTAGTGTAATGAAGCACGGCGAGCCCACCAGCCCGCAAGCGACGATCAACCCCGATCCAGGCGCTCTCAGCACCCCGCCAACTATGGCGGGGTGCTTCATTTCTATCGTCTGAAATAATTTCAGTAAAATCCAAGATTCTGGCTTGCACCTGCCAGCCAGTAGAGTATATATATATTATGTCAGTAACAACGCTGGCACAACGAGCCGGAGAAAGAACATGTCAGCCGCTGAAACTAACAGAAAACTGCTTGATTATGCGATCAATCACCTTACCAAGGCAGCGACTCATCTGAGACACGCCAAGATCATCAAAAATGAGTCATCGGTGTTTTCAGAAGAGATAGCCCGGAAAATTGAATCCATAGATGCCGATCTTGACTTTATCATTGACTACCTGACTACGCCAGAATAGCTTTCTCCCCTCATCTCTTCCACAAGGATAGAAACATGCCAGCACTCGTCACAACATCCAAGAAGCAATCAGCCCTGCAACTCAAGTTCGCTGAGGCTGCTCAGATCATCAACAGCGCTCTGATCGAGAGACACAACGAAGTCGAGCTAGCCCTAACTGGGCTGCTCGCTAATGAGCATGTCCTCTTTGTCGGCCTTCCCGGTACTGCCAAGTCAATGCTTCTTGATTCAATCATCCGATGGATCGGCTCATCTGAGCAAGCATTCAGCGAACTGCTCGGCAAGTTCACTACGCCAGAAAATGTGTTCGGGCCGATCAGCTTATCAGGGATGAAGAAAGACGACTACCGCCGAGTAACGACGGGCTACCTGCCTTCTTGCCACTTTGCTTTCTTGGATGAAATCTTCAAAGCATCAAGCGCCATCCTCAACACCATGCTCAAGGTTCTGAATGAGCGAACCTTTCGCAACGGGTCGATGGGTGTCACGAAATGCCCTCTCCGCTTCTGTGTTGCAGCATCGAACGAATGGCCGGGCGGCGAAGGCCAGGACTCACTTGCTGCTCTCTTTGATCGCTTTGTGATCAGGAGCAAAGTTGCCCCTATCGCAACAATGAGTGGCATGGAGAAACTGCTCTTCAGCGACAACCTCACACCTGAGTTTAATGATCACCTGACTCTTGAGGAGCTTGATGATGCTCGTGCTGAAGTGACGGCACTGCCTTGGTCAGAAGACGCCAAAAAGGGCATCATCGATATCCTGATGAAGCTCAAGGGCGCTGGCATCATTCCTGGTGATCGACGGAAGAGAAAGTGCATCAACATTGCTCGTGCCTATGCTTGGCTCAATGGTGCTGATCAAGTCGAGGTCGATCATCTGATGGTTCTGTCCAACGTGCTGTGGGACGATCCTATCGAGCAGCCAGCGAAGGCAGAAGAAATCATAGCTCAGATCGCCAACCCGCTGAAGTACGCTCTCAAGAGCAAGCTCCAAGAAGCCCACGGCATCATGTCTGCTTGCAACACTTCAGACTATGCCGACAGTGTGACAGCTACTGCCAAGCTGACAGAGATACTGAAGGGGCTGAAGAACATGAAAGACAGCCCCCAGACTGTGCAAGCTGTCGAGCATGTTCAGTCACTGATCAGAGACATTAAGATAGCCCAGAACGTCTAAAAGAGCTTGATTCCAAGCATCATCCAGCAAGCCAGAAATCTTGAAAATAAACCAAGATTCTGGCTTGCACCTGCCAGCCAGTAGAGTATATATATATTATGTCAGTAACAACGATGACACCAAACGAACCGGAGACAGAACATGCCAGCTACAGAAAAGAAAGTCACACGAGCCACCCTGATCAATGCAGCCAAGAAGGGTTCGCTCTTCATCAAGTGCAAATACCACTACACCGACGACTACGCTGGCGATGCTGCCAGCAACTTCGGCAAGATGGATGATTTCTGCCAAGTGTACATCGAAGCTGAATACGTTCGACCAGCAAATTATGACAGCATGACTCACGAGCAGCAAGACGAGACCTACCGCAATCATTGTGAAGCTCAGCGACAGATCGCCAACGGGCGTTCGATGCACCGCATGAGTGACTTCCGTACCAAGAGTGGCTGTGTCTGGGGCGACAAGACCAAAGGCACTTTCTTGATTCATAGCAACCTGAGCTATGAATATGAAATCCGCACCAACGCCAACTAAGTTCGACACAGTTTCAGCCCCTCTCATCAAGAGGGGCTTCCCTTCTCAACACTCTTTCAGGATACATGCCATGACCAGCGAATATGCAGAGCTTGCGGCGTTGCTCGGAATCACAGAGAAAGACTCAGAGACGGGTGCCAGCATCGGGCCTTCTTTTGATGACGCCATCAAGCTCAAGAAAGGCGGCACTGGCAAAGTCAAGCGAATCAGTGACACAGTTTTTGAGCAAGATGCTTGGGGGCTTCGCAAGGGACGTGATCTGATCGAGAGCGAAGAGAATGAACGCATCAAGAAGGCGAACCTCGACGAGCTAGAGGCTGCTGATCTTTTCGGCATGGCGTTCATGCCCCGACCGATCTTTGAAGAGAATCCTCGTGATCAGTTGCGCCAGCAGTTCTGCCAGCAGTTGATGGACACCGCAGAGTATATGTCTCTTCATCGCTCAACCATGCTCAATGACATTGCCAGCGAAATTGCTGCAACCGCCTTCGCTGAACAGTTCATAGCACTCAGAACACGGGAAGAAAAGACAGAGAGTGATTGCTCGAAAAAAGGAAAGCCCTACCCCGGCCCTTCGATGGGTTCGATGATGAGTGCTGTCTCCTCTGCGCTGGCTGGCGCTAAAGAGGAAGTAAGTGACATGGATGAAGCGTGTAAAGCGTTCGGGATGGGCGAAGGCAAGCCGGGCGGCAAGATGGACAGCAAGCGTGTCATGAGCTTAATGAAGACAGTGAACAAGTCAGAGACACTCAAAAACATTATGAAGCTGGCGGGCAAGTTTCGACGAGTTGCACAGAGTCAGCAGCGATTGAAAGTCGGCCACGGCATTGATGACACTATCGGCGTTGTGCCGGGTTCTGATCTGTCTCGGTTGCTTCCAGTCGAGCTAATGAAGATGGGAGATGCCACCTTTGAGGATGACACGCTTCGCCGCTTCATCGAAGGCGAAACGCAATGCTGGGAACTGCAAGGCGTCATACCTGCTGGGCGCGGGCCAATCATGGTAGTAGTCGATGAGTCAGGCAGCATGCAAGGCGAGCCAATCGAGACTGCCAAAGCTCTGTGCCTTGCTATGGCCTGGATCGCTCGAAAGCAGAAACGCTTCATCATGTTCATCGCCTATAGCGGTCGAACTGGTGAGCGCCTAATGCACTTCCCGACTGGCCAATGGAATGACACTCAGATGGTCGAATGGCTAGAAGACTTCATCGGCGGCGGCTCTGATCTTGACGTTCCTTTGGTCAAGACGCCAAACTATTATGACAGCATGAACGCTCCGAAGGGCAAGACTGACATGCTCTTGATCACTGATGCCATCGTTCATGCACCTGAAGCAATGGGCAACTCATTCATGGAGTGGAAGAAACGCGCTCAATGCAAGATGACAACCATAGTGATCGGTCAAGATGACGCTGGCGACTTGAACCGCCTCAGTGATCAAGTGTATTGTGTACCCACCATCCAAGCAGATGGCGAAGCGGTAGCCGCTGCTGTCTCAATCTAAAGGAGTATGTATGAAGACGATTTACAAAGAAGTCATCCATCCCAACTCTGCGCGGGGCGATGTTTATAGATGCGAGTTCATCGCACCTAAAGGAGCAAGACCGGTCAGTGTCGGCAAGCAAGGCGACAATGTTTGCGTTTGGTTTGAATGCTCTATCGGTAACACATTTGAGCCAATAGCTGTCTATTGCGTGGGAACTGGCTTAGGAAGAGTTCCTGACGATTGTCGTTTCCTTGGAACGGTGGTCGATGGCAACTTTGTTTGGCACTTCTATTCTCCCGTTCTCTAAATGGAGTTGAACCATGCAGAACTGTGAAGGATGCGGACGTGATTGCCGGGGCAGGTTGTGTCATACCTGCTCAGGCAAAAAGAGATTCAACGCCGCTGGCAAAGGGCGTGGCGAAAAGAACACAAGACGATCTGACTCAGACTATGACACAGTTGATCAGTCTTTGCGCAATGATGACGATGGCTGGCCCTACCCTGACCGAGATGCTACCGAGATTCTCGGCGGCTTGATCTAAAGGAGAACGAACGTGGCAAAGAAACCTTGGCCCAACGATGCAATCATGATCACCGCTTCTCTTGCTGGCAAAGAGAATGTCGCTGACATGCTCAATCCTTACCCTGCAAATTGTCGAGAGTGCGGGGCTGCTCTGATGGCATGCAGTCGAACGCTAGAGGCTGCATGCAATCTCAGTGAGCAATACGGCATCCCGATCAAATACTTTTGCATGGCATGTCACGCAAAGCACGATATGGAAATGTGCGATTTAGTCGTGGATCAGTCACAAAAGAGAGACGACTGGTATGCCAAAATAATTCCAAAATAAGGCTTGCACCTTCCTGCCAGTAGAGTATATATATATTATGTCAGTAACAGCGCTGACACAAACGAACGTGTCTCTTCACGAACCTCAACACAGGAATACATGCCATGATCAACGAAGGAACACAAAAGCTATTGAGTGCAAAAGAAGCTGGCGTACCGCTGCTCGGTGAAATCGTCACTTGGAGCATCGGTAACAACGGATCGAGAATCGATCATACCAAGATCACTTCAGCACTCACGACGATCTTTGACGAAAAGACAGCGAAGCGGGTTGCCAAAGACTTCGCTCCCAAGTCTGCATTCGTTCGCGCTTGCCGCAAGATGAGCAAGGAAAAAGTGATCAACATCCTCGATCAGAACGCCTCAAGTGTCATCTTCCAATTCAACAGGATCGAGCGAAACGCTGAACAGATCGACTACGGTTATGAGGCGAAGCTCACTCTTGACAAGCATACCGGGCATATCGATTGCACTGACACAGCGTTGGCAGAGAGAGCTACCGGGCTGCTGGCTCATGAGATGGCGAACCGCAACGCCATGGACATTACCACGATGGTACAGAAGCTCATGAGAGAGAATGCCGATCTGTTTAGCGTTCGTGATCAAGGCGGCTGCTATTTTGTTCCACAGATGCACTGTGATTATGTCGATAAAGTGGAAGGCTTTGTCAAGCAGATCGGCGGGCGAATGAATCGCCTTCCCATCGCTGACTTCACACAACGTGGCAAGCTGGCTGTGAAAGAAATCATCAACCTGGGGCTTGATGACATGGTGGCTGATCACGTCAAAGCAGTTGACAAGTTCGATGAGGACACACGAGTATCGACGATGAAGCGGCGAGCAGAGATCATCAAGAAAACCGAGTTCAAGCTCGAATGCTACGCCGAGTTCCTGCAAGAGCGCAAGGAGCATATCGTCAAGCAGATCAAAGAAGCCAAGAAACTGCTCTCGAATAAGCTGGCCAGCGCCGCCGCCAAGTCGATGAGCAAGTAGAGCAAGGGGCATCGTGAAAGCGTTGTGGGCTTGCACGGCATGGGCTCACAATGCGATGGCGGGCGACCTGAGAAGAGCAGATCGCCGGGGTTCAACTCCTCAGATGCCCCCTTTCACAGTCACGAGAGAAGCAATGAAGCTCACACACTTGCAACAGCAGTTGATTGACTATCTCAGCAAAGGAGGGCGTATCAAGTTCCTGCCTTCAAACGGGACACGATCAAGCCCGCAATCGTTCTGGATCACTGATCATAACTGGCGTTGCTCTCAGCAAGTGGAAGGGCTTCTGAAGCGTGGCTACCTGAAGCTGAGCAGAGATAAGAACACGGCGACACTCTCAGCGAAAGCACAGACCAAAACAACCGAGATACGCAACGACACGACCGACCGCATGGAGGCTTACTGTCGAAAGCGCGGAGCTAATTGGACGATCAGGAAGATTGAGAAGCGCAAGGATGGGCTGTTCTTCTATGTCGATAAACACGGATGGCTACCACTTGGGTTTACAGTGACTGAATCATATCAGTCGTTGCGAGATTTAGGAGTGACGTGATGGCAGAGTACCACATGAGAGAGCATCGATTCAGCATGAGTGCTGTACTGAAAGACTTGTACGCTGCTGAGATGAAGCGGCGGGCCAGCTTCGATGATCAGAATAGGACAATGCACGAGGCAATAGCCCCGGTCGTGCCAGAAGATTTCACGTTGGTAGCTGATCTGAAAATCAGTCTGCCATTCGGCATGACACCGGAAGAAACTGCTCTCGTTGCGCCGATCATTGAGAG